GAACTACAAGAAATGTTTCTAAGGTTTACGGATACAATGCGGTAGAACCAACAGCCCGTTATTTGGAAAATGCTAACGCTATTCCAATGGGACAAGACGGTAGTGGTTCTAAGCAGATTAATCCTGGAACGGTATACCGAAATGGTTATGGACTATTTGATGTAATTACACCACCATACAACATGTATGAGTTAGCAAGTTATTATGATACATCTTTTGCCAATCACGCAGCCATTGATGCTAAAGTAGAAAATGTTGTTGGTCTTGGATATCGTTTTGATATTACAGACCGCACAATGCTTCGCTTTGAAACTAATGGTGATTCAGGAGCGGTAGATAGAGCACGTCGTCGTATTGAAAGAATGAAACTAGAAATTCGTGAGTGGCTAGAGTCACTTAATGATGATGATTCATTTACAAATACAATGGAAAAAATTTATACAGATCTTCAGGCTACAGGTAATGGCTTTTTAGAAATAGGAAGAACAGTATCTGGAGAGATTGGATATGTAGGACATATTCCATCTACAACTATTCGTGTACGCCGTCTTCGTGATGGATTTGTTCAGATCATTGGACAGAAGGTTGTTTATTTCCGTAATTTTGGAGCAACTAATCCAAACCCAATGACTACAGATACACGTCCAAATGAAATTATTCATATCAAAGAGTATTCTCCTTTAAACACCTATTATGGAATTCCAGATATTATTTCTGCAGTTTCTTCTCTTATTGGAGACTCTTTGGCTGCTCAATATAATATTGATTATTTCCAAAACAAGGGTGCACCACGTTATATCATTACGGTCAAAGGTGCCAAACTTTCTGCAGACGCAGAAGATAAGATGTTTAGATTCTTGCAGACAGGTCTAAAGGGTCAGAACCATAGAACCCTATATATCCCACTTCCTGGAGATACTGACAACAATAAGGTTGAGTTTAAGATGGATCCAGTTGAGACTTCTGTACAAGAAGCATCGTTTGAAAAATATCGTAAACAAAACCGTGATGATATTCTTGTAGCACACCAAGTTCCTATTTCTAAACTTGGAGGTTCAGATTCTGCTGCTATTGCTGCAGCAATGTCTCAAGATAGAACATTTAAAGAACAGGTTGCTAGACCAGCACAAGCACAACTTGAAAAAATGGTCAATAAGATTATTAAAGAAAAAACAGATATTCTTCAGTTAAAGTTTAATGAAATGACCTTAACGGATGAAATTGCTCAGTCTCAAATTATTGAAAGATATGTCAAGACTCAGGTTATTACGCCTGACGAGGCTCGTGAAATGTTAGATTTGCCACCAAGACCAGACGGTGACGGTAGCACTCCATTTACTATGACTCCAAGACAAGCAACAGATGCTCGTGCAAATTTAGCGGGTAACCGTGAAAGAGATGCCGAAAGAGCAAATAACGTATCTGACTCTCCTGCAACCATTGATGGAAGAAATCCACAAGGTGAAGGTAGAGCGTCTCAATAATTGAGAAAACATGTCAAAAGGTTTGCTATAATAATACTGCCATGACTATAAATAAAGCACACTGGACTACTGATGGCGACAATGTTCGCTTTTCGATGCCTATCGGAAAAGTCGACAAAGAACGCAGAATTGTTTCTGGCTTTGCGACACTAGATAATATTGATAAGCAAAACGACATTGTTACAACAGAAGCCAGCCTTGAAGCATTTAAGAAATTCCGTGGTAACTTACGTGAAATGCATCAACCTACAGCAGTAGGCAAAGTAGTTTCATTTAAGGAAGATCGTTATTTTGATCCAAAGTCAAAAAACTTTTATAGCGGTGTTTATGTTTCTGCATATGTTTCAAAGGGTGCACAAGATACTTGGGAAAAAGTTCTTGATGGCACACTAACTGGTTTTTCTATCGGAGGGAATATTACAAAGTCAATGGACTCTTACGATGAAGAACTAGAAAAGGCAATAAGAATTGTTAAGGAATATGAATTGCATGAATTATCTCTTGTAGATAATCCTGCAAATCAATTTGCTAATGTTGTTTCTATTGAAAAGGGACAAATTGGTGGATTCCTTGCAAAGACTGTAGTTGATACAGTTTATTGGTGCAACACTGATGATATTGTAAGACTCTCTAAAGAATCTGATGAATCATGTCCAACATGCAGCGGGTCAATGAAAAACATTGGCTTTGTTGAAGATCAGAATGATATTGATACCGTAAAGTTCTTAGTTGATAGTGCAAAAGGCATTAGGACAATTAAGATTACAAAGGAGGAAAATCCTATGACAGAAGAAACTGTTATTGCAGAAGAGACACTAGTTGTCGCAGATGCAACAAAAGTTGAAAATGTTGAGGTTGCTCCCGAGGCTCCAGCAGATAATGCTGTAGCAGAGGCTACTGAAGTTGTTGCTGAAGAAGCAGCAGCGGAAGAGCCAGTAGCAGAGGCAGTGGCAGAAGCAGATGCAGTTGTTGCAGACGCTCCTGTTGCTGAAGAAGCAGATGATGCAGTAGAAGCAGTTGTTAATGCAACAGCAGAAGTTGCAAAGTCTGTGGAAGAAATTAATAACTCTCTAACTAATGCCTTGAGCAATCTTGCTGATACAGTAAAGGCTATGCAAGCCAATGTTGAAGCAATTACAAAGTCTCTTGAAACAGTTACAGGCGAAGTAAAGTCTGTAGCAAGTGAGGTAAGCCAAGTAAAGAGCACTTTTAATGAGTTTGGAAAGCGAGTAGATCTTGTAGAAAAAGATACTGCTTTCCGCAAGTCTGGCGATCTAGGCGAGATCGTGCAGGAACCTGTACGTCAGGTTCAAAAATCCCTATGGGGCGGTCGTTTCCTCACAAATGCCGACCTATTTAGTTAAGGTATATTCACTTAGGAGGTGAACAATATGTCGGAACAAGAAATCGTAAAGAACTATCCAGGTTCTCCAACAGTATCGCACAACCACCAAGGTGATGGTGCTTTCGCTTCAGGTGATATCGGTGGTGCAACAGCAACCAACCCATCCACATCTGATATTGGTGCAAACTTGGGTAACATTGCTACTCCTGAATGGGGTGTAACTTCTGGTCCAAACGCAGTTAATCCAACTGGTACACCAGGAGGTATTCTCCTTCCAGAGCAGGCTCGCCGCTTCATCGACTATGTGTGGGATGCAACAGTTCTCGCCAAAGATGGTCGTAGAGTTACTATGCGAGCAAACACCATGGAACTTGAAAAAGTTAACGTGGGTGAACGTGTAATTCGTGCTGCTGCACAGGCAAACAACAATTATACAAACGCTGGTGCTACATTTACTAAGGTAGAACTCACAACCAAGAAGATTCGTCTTGATTGGGAAGTTTCAACTGAAGCACTTGAAGACAATATTGAAGGTGGTGCGCTTGAAGATCATCTAGTTCGCTTGATGACAAACGCATTCGCTAACGATATCGAAGACCTCGCTATCAACGGTGATGGTTCAACTGGCGACTTCCTTTCAATCATGGAAGGTTTCGTTCACAAAGTTGAAAATGACGGAGATGCTCACGAAGCAGCCGTTACAGTTACAGATGACAACTGGACTACAGAGGTAATGCAGGACATTATCCTTGCAATGCCACGTAAGTATCGTGCCCTAAAGCAGAACCTAAAGTTCTACGCAGGTACTGATGCATTCGCAGGTATTGTTAAGAACAACGGAACACTCGCTGACGCTATTGCTGAAGCATTTGCTCCACGTACTGGTGGTACAGAGCGTAACCGTCAAGACTATCTTGATGGTATGGGACAGACATTCGGTGGAGCACGTACAACTCGTGTTCTCGGAGTGGATGTTATGGAAGTTCCTTACTACCCAGCAGATTATGTCGACTTGACATTCCCTGCAAACCGTGTATGGGGTTTCCAGCGTGATATCACTGTAAACCGTGAATACAAGCCAAAGAAGGATACAATTGAGTATACCGTCTTTGTACGCTTTGGTATTCAATGGGAAGAACTTGATGCAGTTGCTTACGCAGATGCAGCAGTTGATCCAACCGCATAATAGTTTAAAAAACTAACCGATAGGGAGGGCAGACAAAAAATCTGTCCTCCCTTATCACTTAAGGAAATAAAATGTCATATCCAGGAAATCCAACAGTCTCACATCAACACGATGGCGATGGAGCAATTGCAGTAGGTGGAGTTGGTGGGGTAATGGTAATGGGTCCACAAGGTATGATTATGCAAACAAATGTATTAGGTAATATTCCAACACCTATATTTGGTGAAAATATAACAATATCTGGTACTCCAGCAGGAATAAGAAAACCACAAACATTAAGAGCAAGTAGAAAATAGTAATTCTGATATAATAGCAGTGGAGGATTTATGGCAACAACAAAAGAAGTAGTAGAAGAATTTTCAAAGAAAACTGTTCTTGAATTAAAGTCATATGCAAAAAAGAACAAAATTGATACTCTTGGAGCAACTACAAAGCAGGAATTGTTAGAGGCAATTCTTCCTTTTGTTCCTAGACAAGATGAAGAAGAAAGAAAAGCAGCAGCAATGACTCCAAAAGAAAAGGTAGCACTTTTCTCAAAAGGAAACATTTATTGGAACGGTGTGGGTAGCCTTGAAAAAGGATATAATATTGTCACAAAGGAGGCATCCGTAAAGTGGCTTACCAAGAAATCTGTTCGTGAAGCAACTCCAGCAGAGGTAGCCAAACACTACGGTAAGATCTAATGCAGATTCTACGTTTACCCCCATACCCACTGACCATCACATATGATGTGCCAGATGCTAATACAGAGTATCTATTAATTATTAATCAGGGTACAAGAAATGTTAATGAAGTAGAAGAAAATATAACATCAGATGCCAATGCTCAAATTAGTTATACTCTTTCTAATATGTTTAACTCGTATGATGAGTCATACTATTTAGCAATTTATTCTATTGTTGATGGGGAACAGGCAGAAATTGTAGTAGAAGACAATCTAGATATTGCTAGACCATATGTTAATCCAATTAGATTGGCTCAGACCAATGCAGATGGAACAGCAACAGATATTGCAAACTATACAGAGTGGGAAAATATAGCAAGAGCAATTATTGACTCTATAGTACCTGGCGGATTTTATTATGAGCGCTCTTGGTATGAAACAAATGGTAATGGATCAGATTACATGCCTATTTGGGACAGAACATACACAATTTTAAAAGCATACGAAAATAATCAACTTGTTTGGGATTATGATGCTACCCCACAAACACAAAACGATAGCCAATGGATTTATCTACTTAGCAAAGATAAAACATCCATTCTTAAAGAGTGGACCCAGATGGGCGATCAATCATATATTCGTCAAATAGGAACACCAAAAGGAGTTCCACTTGGAGAATCAGACTCAATCTATCTTTATGATACAGAAGATAGCACAGTAACTTTAGCAGTCGCACCTGGAGTAACATTTCCAGTAACATTTAATTATCTATTTCATTTAGAAACTGGCTATAAGGTTGTTCCATATGAAATTCAAGATGCTACAAAAATGTTAATTGAAGATATCAAGTGCGGTAAGATGGAATACCATAAGAGGTATATTACTAACTACTCTACTGATCAATATAAAATTCAAATTGATAAGTCTGCGTTAGAAGGCACTGGAAATATATTAGTAGATAAAATTCTACAGAAATACATAACAAACTTTGGCACTCCAGGAGTTTTATAATGAACTCTTGCGAGACAACAGATTTTTTATACCCAATGAAGGCTGATATTTATTATCCTATTATTACGCAAAATCAATACGGTCAGGCTAACAAAAATTGGGTATTTGACAGAACTGTTGTCTGCAATGCTACGCCAGTTGGCGGGGCAGGTACAGAAGAAATCAAGCCTGAAATATTTATTCAATATAAAGATAAACTAGTATCTAGAACAAAAAATGATCTTAGAGTATCATCAACTAATGAACCTTATGCAGAAACAAATATACTGATTACTAACATTAGAAGTTCTAACGATCTTATTATTTATAAAGAAACAGCAGGTCCAAGAACAGGTAAAGGAACTATCTATGAGGTTGGAACGCTAGAACCTTTTATTGGTCCATTTGGAGACATTGAGTATTATAAAATGATGTGGCGTAGATCAGATAATCAGGATGTTAATGACTAATGAGAGTATCACTGACTACTAACGATTTTGAAAAACAGATTTTAAATATTGCTAATTATTCTATTGGCTTTCTTGATGGGGTTAATAAGGGTAAAAAAATATTTTTAGATAATATGGGCAAAGGCGTTATATATACTTTAGGTAGATATATAGATGTTGAAGCAAAAGCAAATAGTAGCGCTTTACACCATGTTTATGAATGGTATCAAACTGGCAGCCCGTCAGCAAGATTATTTGATATTGACTATACCGTAAGCAATCTTGGATTATCAATTAATTCTACATTTAGACAATCAAGAACTGTTGCTGAAGACGGAACTGTTCCATTTTATAACAAGGCATCAATTATGGAAAATGGTATTCCTGTTTTAATTAAACCAAAAAGAACTGCATTAAGATTCAGAGCAGGCGGGGAAGAAGTTTTTACACGGAGACCAGTTAATGTTCGTAATCCTGGAGGAGAAGAAGTTCAGGGTTCATTTGAAAGAACATTTGATGAATTTATGAGAAATTATTTTACACAAGGATTTTTAAGAGCAAGCGGTCTAATTGATTATATATCTAATCCTAGAATATACAAAAAGAATTTTGCCGCTGGAGCAAAAGGCGGTAAGAGCGTTGGAGTATCTACTGGATTTAAATGGATTACAAATGCAAAGGTTGAGGTAGAATAAGATTATGGCAAATGTAAATCAAACAGCGTTTCCTCCATATTATGTTAATAAATATATTAATGGTCAACTTACAGACTTCGGTATCTTGAGTGGATATGAACAAATGATTCCTATTTTTCCAACAAGTCCAACAAATATAGAGGATGTTTTTAAAAATTATATCGGAGCGCCTGGAGTTGGAGATCCTCTGCTTATTCAATATGAGCGTCTTGTAAGATTTAGGGTTGGTCCTTTTTATCCCCGCAAACGTGAACAACTAATCTATTATTTATATTGCACAGACTTAAGCAAAGTATCTGACGCACATAGAATTATAACTGACTGCATGGATCGTGAGGACGCTTCTGCTCAGGACTTAAATAAATGGATAAATAACAATCCAGCCGAATTTCCAGATGGACGAAATGTATTTTTTCACAATAGCCGTGTTTATCAGGCAGATGAGACTAGAGATATCCTAGAACTAGCCTCAGCCAGGACGGTATATTCAAATAAACTGATTATTGAGTATGATTATCACTCTTCCCAATCCTACTATAATTAAAAATGCTGTTATACTTATGGTGAGGAAACCCGCCAAAAACTTCATATAGATTCTATTGAAAGTAGAGGTGAAAAAATATGGCATATACTCGTGGTACATCGACCAACATTATCGTTGGTGCAGCCGCTCTCTTTGTTGCTGATACAACATTGACAGCAGGTACATTGCCTGCATTCGTATCATCTGAATCATACAAGGAAACCCTTGCTGATGATGTAGATTTTACAAACGTAGGTTATACCATGAACGGTCTTGAATTGCAGTTCCAACCAGACTTCGGTGAAGTACAGGTTGACCAGATTCTTGACGTTGCTAAGTTGTACAAGCAGGGTATGCAAGTAAATCTTGCAACTGCTTTTGCTGAGGCTACCCTTGAGAACCTTCTCTTGGCTCTTGCTTACAATTCTGATGATCTATCAGGAACAAAGTCCACTTCAGCAGGACAAACTCTTAACCTCTCAGCAGGTGACATTGGAGAATGTCCAGTTGAGCGTGGAATTGTTGCTGTTGGACCTGGAACTGGAGACTGCGCTGACTCTGCATATGTAGAGCGTGTTTACGCAGCATATCGTGCACTCTCAATTGAGAATGTAACAGTATCCGCAAAGCGTGATGAACCTTCGATGTTCGAAGTTTCCTTCCGTCTTCTTCCTGAAGATGCTTCAGCGTCATACGGTAAGATCGTAGATCGTACTTGGACCCCAGCATCATAATAATCTTAAATTAGATTAACGACAAGCCCACCCATGCGGTGGGCTTTGTTGTTGTGATAGAATAGATAAAATGGCTACAGAAGTATATGGTAAAGATAATATATTTTTGATTGACGGTAGAGAGTTAGAAATAATTCCTCTTAAGATTAAATATCTAAGAGAATTTATGTTAGAGTTTCAGTCAATGAAAAATGCAACAAATGATGATGAGGCTATAGAAGTCTTAACTAAGTGTGCCTGTATTTGTATGAAACAATACTATCCTGAAATAGCAAAAAATGCAGATGACTATTTAGATCTTCCTACTGTTTATAAAATTATTGATATTGCTGCTGGTATTAAAATAAATAAAGAAGTTGATGATTCTGTTAAAGATCAAGCCATACAAAAAGGATCTACCTGGCAAGAGTTAGATTTAGCAAAGTTAGAGGCTGAAGTATTTGTGCTGGGTATTTGGAAAGATTATCAGGAACTAGAGTCTTCATTATCTATGCCAGAACTTATGGCTACTCTTGGAAGTAAAAGAGAACTAGACTATGAGGAAAGAAAATTTTTAGCAGCAATTCAGGGCATAGATTTAGATGGAGCATCTGACCCACAACGTGGTCAAAAAGAGTGGGAAGACATGAAAGCCAGGGTATTTAGTAAGGGTGCTACAAGTGATAGTAATGATGTATTAGCCTTACAAGGACAAAATGCAAAAAAATATGGTTTTGGAATTGGTATGGGATTAGATTACGAAAATTTAACGTAATAAGCCCTTATCTGATATAATTAACATAACCTAATTAGGAGGTAAAATGGCAACGACTAAGCACGAAACTCAAGAACTAGTACTGATGGATGGTACAAAAATCGAAGTTCGTCCTTTAAAAATCTCTCTTCTTCGTCCTTTTATGAAGAAGTTTGAGGGTGTTGCGGCAGTGGCGGATGATAATGAAAAGTCAATGACTCTTCTTATTGAATGTGTAAAAATCGCTATGGAACAGTATAAGCCAGAATTGGCAGATACTGCAAAACTAGAAGAGGTTCTAGATTTGCCAACTGTCTATAAGATCGTAGAGGCTGCATCAGGTGTAACACTTGCTACAGTCGCTGACGCTCTTTCAGCAACAGAATAAAACTTAAGAACGAGGTGTAAATAAATGGCTGACGTTAATGCTAATATTGGCGTTAATATTGATACGACGCAAGCATTAGCGCAACTTAAGTCGTTACAACGTCAGATATCTCAATTTCACAGTTCTATTGCAAAAAGCAGTGAAACTGCTGCATTAGCACAGCGGGATCTGCAGAGAAACTTCATCAATAGTGTAAATTCTCTTGGTGCCTTCTCTGCAGAACTCCGTACTGTTAAAACTACTTCGGAGTCATTTACTGATTCATTAGAAAAAAATAAGTTTTCAATGCGTGAATACTTCCGCTATGCGGGAGGCGCAACAAAAACATTTGGCAAATTATTCAGGTCTGAATTTGACACAATCGGCAAGGTAGCCGAAGATCGTGTTAAGAAACTACAAACACAATACATTAAACTAGGTCGTGATACTACTGGTGCGATGAAGGCTATCGCAGTAATTCCAAACGAATTAGATATGAAGAATTGGTCTACACAGACCCAAATTGCAGCACAAAGACAGGCTTTATTTAATCAGTTAGTCAGACAAGGATCTACAAATCTTCTAAACTTTGGTAAGAATACGCAATGGGCTGGTCGCCAGTTGATGGTTGGTTTTACTTTACCTCTTGCTACTTTGGGAACAACTGCTGCAAGAACATTTATGGAAATGGAAGCAGCAGCACTTAAGTTTAGAAAAGTATATGGAGATTTATTTACACCAAAAGCAGAAACACAACAAGCGCTTGCTGATATTACTGCCCTTGGGGAAATGTTTACAAAATATGGAATTGCTGTATCTGATACTGTTGGTTTAGCAGCAGAAGCAGCAGCAGCAGGTTTCCAGGGTATAGATTTACAGCGACAGACTACACAAGCAACACGACTTTCTGTTCTTGGTCAAATTGAAAACCAGAAGGCTCTTGAGACTACAATTTCTTTGCAAAATGCATTTAAAATGTCGTCTGAAGATCTTGCTGGATCCATTGACTTTCTTAACGCAGTAGAAAACCAAACAGTCGTATCTCTTGATGATATTACAACTGCTATTCCTAAAGTTGCTCCAGTTATTCAACAACTTGGCGGAGATGTAAAAGATTTAGCATTCTTTATGGCAGCCATGAAAGAAGGCGGTGTTAATGCATCAGAAGGTGCAAACGCACTCAAGTCTGGTCTTGCATCTCTTATTAATCCAACTGAAAAAGCAGCAGAAATGCTTGCAAGTATGGGTATTAATATTAAAAAAATTGTTGAGGCAAATAAGGGAGATCTTAAAGGAACAGTAATTGCTTTTGCACAGGCTCTAGACACACTTGATCCATTAACTCGTGCTCGTGCTATTGAACAGTTATTTGGTAAATTCCAGTTTGCTCGTCTATCTACTTTGTTTGATAATGTTACAAATCAGACTGGTCAGGCTGCTCGTGTACTTGATTTAGCAGGTACATCAATTGAAGATCTTGCTGCACTATCTGAGTCAGAATTAGGAATGACTGCTGACTCTGCTATGAATAAATTCCGTAAGTCTGTAGAAGACTTAAAAATGTCTTTGATTCCAGTTGGTCAAACATTTTTAGAAGCAGTCACACCAATTGTAGAATTTATTGGTGGCATATTAGAGAAGTTTAACAACCTTTCATCTGGAGTAAAGAAAGCAATTGTAGTACTAACAGTTGCTATTGGTGCTATTGGTCCAGTTGCACTTATGACATTTGGTTTGCTTGCAAACGGACTTGCAAACATTGTCAAGGGTGCAATGATTCTTCGTAATGGATATTTAAGATTAACTGGTCAAACACAAATACTTGGAGAACAAACAGATTATTTGACAATGGAGCAGGTTAACGCTGCTGCTGCTTCACACTCCCTTGATCAGTCACACGCAAGACTAACACAAACATTTACCGCTGAAGTTGGAGCAATTAATCAATTAATCCAGGCTTATCGTGCTGCTGCAAATGCTGGGGCACAGTTTGCAATGCAAAATCCTGGAATGATGATACCACCAAGGAAATATAATAATGGTATAACAGTAGTTCCTGGAAGTGGCAATAGGGATACAGTTCCCGCAATGCTTACTCCTGGAGAAGCAATTATTCCAAAAGATAGAGCAAAACAATATGCACCACTAATTCAAGGAATGATTGCTGGAAATATTCCAGGATTTATGGCAGGTACTGTTAGTGTTGGTGGAAGTTCAACAGGATTAGACTTTGCTAGACGAGATACTGCTGCTAAAGCACAAAAACTTATTGATGCAATGCTTGCAGAGGGTATGGGTATTGAAAATGCATTAGAAATTGTTCAAGAAACTTTATCAAGAATGGCAAATGATACTAAGATTAGTATTGGATCATTTACCAGAGAACTAGACCTTGTTACAAAAGAATTAACTGGATCTGTTATTCCAAAAGAAGTATTTCTTGCTGCTGGCAGAGGAGAAAGAAAGTTTAGTGCTGGACAAACTAATGTTGGCACAATGGAGCAGCAAGTAGCAGGAAATGCTGCTCTAGAAGAAGAATTAGTTAGAGCAAAAGAATCTAGCCGTGTAGCACAAGAAGCAATTCGTGAATACTATACAGAACTTGGTATAGATTTAACAAAAACAGATAAGAAAACACAAAATGTTTTAAATGCTATTGCTCAGTCTGGAGAAGTTCATAGAGCACATGTTATTGAAATGCAAGATAATATTGATAAAATGTTTGATGAAGCATGGGATCCAAATGCTTGGATTGCACAATCATCAACTTTAAATCAAGTAAGCAATATTCTAGATTCTTCAACATCTACTCGCAATGAATATTTAAAAAATCTTGAAGAGATAAATGCTGATGAAACAATTGTTAAATCTATTAGAGAAAAAATTACTAATAATATCGCTTTAACTGAACAAGAATTAATGGTTCAAAAACAAGTCCTTGAGCGTATGCTTTCATCAACAGACTCAATGGCAAAACTATCTACATCATTTATTCCACAGGCAAAGGGAGCCATTGCTGCTACAGATTATTTAATGCAAAATCCTGCACAACAGGCTGGTGTTGGATATAGAACAGAACAGCAAAGACAAACTGCTAGACAAACGCTTACACAGGCAAGATTTAGAGGTCAGCAGTCATTTGCTCCAGTTACAGCAGCAGCGCAAGATATTGTAAATCAAACAGTAATGGCAACAGCGCAGGCTGCACAAACACAATCTCCATCTAAGAGAACTATTCCAATTGGAGAAGATATTGCTCGTGGTCTTTCTGTTGGAATGATGAATCAGGCTGACGATGTTGCAATGGCTGCAGGAGCAGTTACACAGGGTGCAGTTACACAAATGAGAGACACTGGTCTCTTGGGTCCAGGAGGCAAACCACTTCGTGTACCAGTTACACCAAGTGCCCCAATATCTAACGTAACGCAAGGTTCTGCTATTAATCAAGAAACAAAGAAGGCAATTGAAGGGGAAATAGCAGCACGTAAAACAATGCAACAGCGTATGGACTCAATGAATAGAGTTCTTATGACTGGAACATTTGCTCTAACAAGTCTTGCAGGTGCTGGATCAATGGCTGGCGGTAAACTTGGAGAATTATCTCAAGCAGTATTTAAATACTCTGGTCTACTATTTGCATTAATGTCTGTAACCCAACTACTAACACAGCAAAAAATATTAGAATTGGCTGCTACTAGAGCAGCAACAGCAGGTCTTCTTGTTCAAAATATTAGTACAAAGAAGTTTAGTATGGTTCCAGGATTATTTGCTGGTGGACTTAAAAAAATTATTCCTAACCTATTAAGATTTGGCGGTATTATTGCAAGATTCTTAGGTCCAATAGGTATAGGAATTACAGTAGTTACTGGTTTATATGCTATTGTAAAGAAACTTAATGCTGAAAAAGAAAAGGAAAGATTAGCAACATATGGTCTTTCTGAGGCTATGCGTGTTACTGCAGAACAGGCAAAAACTCTTGGAGATTTCTTTGGAGTAGTTGCTGGAAGGTCTGCCTTTGAATCTCGTGCAGATTTACGTAATCGTGAAGTTGTAGGAGCACAAACTAGATCTGAGCGTGATAGATTAAGACAGGATGAAGGATTCCAAAAAGAGTTTAAAACTCAAATTGAATCATTTAGAACTGCAAGCAATGAAGAAGCAAAACTTGCATTTCAGTCTCTTGCTATAGATTTACAGTCTAGGGGATTTGCAAAAGAACAAGTTCAAACAATTATCGATGCTCTACGTGAAGAGTCTGGTCAAACTGATATAAAGATTGATGTTAAATCTCTTAAGTTTGATGAGGCTGGACTTAAGGAAATGGGCACTGCTTTAGATGCCAACCTAAAAGTATTTCAGGATAAATATAAAAAGGGATTTGATAAAGTATTTACATATGCCCCATCTGCATCAGGTGGCATAGAATTAGTAGAAAAACTAGTTCCTACAAAAGAATTAGAAAGACAAACGGCAAACCTATCATCATTTATAGCAACTACAAGCAAGTCTGCAGCAACTATGTTTGAATCTGGAATTATTACTGGAGAACAGTATCAAAATATGTTAAGTTCAGTAAATCAAAGAATTTATAGTCTTGATGCAGCACAAAGACAACTTATTTTGACTAAAGTCTTTAAAGAGTTAAATGTTGATGCAGGAGCATTTTTAAAGAATCTTTATTCTGCTAAACAACAGATGATGGCTCTAGCACTCATTAGCGCTGGTTTATTAGATAAAGAAAGTGGAATATTAAAGGCTTTATCTTCTAATGATTCTAAAACTAGATCTAGAGGTATTTTACAATTAACTAAATTATATGATAAATATTTTGAATCAGTTAATAAAGTAACAGAAGCAGAAAAGAAAAACAAAGAAGGACAGGGCACTGGCACTGGTGAAAAATCTCCATTCCAAAAGGCTCTTGAAGCACTACAAGGACAAAACGAAGAACTTTGGGCACAAGCAAAAGCATTTAATATTCTTAAAAAAGCAGGATTTGATGCAGCCACAGCACTAAAGTATGCAAGCGATTCAACTGTTGCGCTTGGAATTGCTACTGGAAATATTAAACCAGAGAACCTAGAAAAACTTACAAAACTTATGGAGCAGATTGAAAAGAAATCTAAGGCTGCAGCCATTACAGAGTTCTTTACAAAGATCAATACTGAAAATAAACTAAATGAAAGTTTTGCAAAAGCAATACCACAATTAACAGCCATGGGTGCAAAAATAGAAGATATTAATACTATCCTAGACAATCCTGACTTAATGACATACTTAACAGAAGGTCTTAAAGATGGTAAGGTAGATGCTGAAAAGGTAAAGAAACTTCTTGATTCATTTAGACAAGAAAAGGCTATTAAGATTCAAATTCAAATGGCTACCCCTGAAGGCAGACGTGATTTCTTTGATAATCTTCAAAACAAGGCTGAACAGTATTTTAGTATTCTTGAAGAAGAAATTAATGATAGATATGAAGATGCTATTCGTGTTGAAGAAACAGCAATTAATGGTATTGAGCGTTCAATTCAAGCAGCACAAAAAGAAATTGATGGATATCAACGTAGCATTGATTTAGCACAAAGATCAATTGAGTTAGAACTAACAAGACCAATTGAAGCATTGCAAGAAGAAGTTAATGATGCTGCAAGAGAAATTGAAATGCAATTTACTCGTCCAATTGAAGATATTCAAAAGACAATTGATGACCTACAGCGTGGAATTGAAGTTGATTTTGAACGTCCTATAGCAGCACTTCAAGAAGAGTCTTCAGATCTTGCTAATGAAATGACCTTGATGGATAAGGTTGCTGAAGGAATTAATCAAAAGTATGATGCTCAGGCTGAGGCACTTAATAAAGTATCTGAAATTAATCAGCAAATTATTGCACAACAAAAACAACAAATTGGTCTTGCAGATGCTTTAACACAAGGTGATATTTCTGCAGCAGCACAGGCTGCACAAGAAATGAGGGCACAGTCAGCAGAGGCTGCTTCACAACGTGCTAGTGGAGTATTAGATGCAGCACGTCAAGCAGAACTAGGCGGATTACGTACAGCAGGTGGTCTGACAAGAGAACAAGTAGAAGCAAGACAGTTCCAGATTAGTCAACAAGTTTTTGCCCTAGAAGAGCAGCGTGAAGCGGTACAAGCAAGAATGCTTATTAAGCAAGATCAAATTTATCAATTAGAGCAAGCCAGGGCATTAAAGCAGGAAGAAATACGCATTAAAGAAGATCAAATTTATGCTCTTGAAGAGCAGCGTGAAGCAAGACTTTTGAGTATTAGAAATACAGAAGATTTAATATATAATATTCAAAATAATCAAATTTATAATCTTGAACAACAAAAACTTGTACATGAGGCTAATCTTCAAAAAATTAACGACCAGAAGGCTGCTGAAATGGAAAAGATTAGAGTTCAGCGTGAGGCTTGGTCAGATGCACAACGTGCCCTTGATTTAGAAAAAATTAAACAGGGTGAATTTAATGATGTGATTACAATGACAAATGATTTATTAGTTGGTACTGCTGGAAAAATTGATACTATTATTTCTAAGATTCAGGCTGCTATTCAGGCTGCTATGCAACTTGCCGCTGCTCTTGCTTCTACAGGGGGCGGAGGAGGCGGAGGTGGTGGCGGTGGTGGAAACGTAACTGGTTCATTCAGTACACAGCAACAATCTATTATAAATACAGCAGCAAGTAAGGCATCAACGCAAGCAGCAAAAGGCAACGTAATGGGTTCTGGAGGATCTGAAGCAATTGCGGTTCAAGCAATGAAAGATTTAGCAGCAAAACAAACTGTTGATGCAAATCCAAAAATACCTGGTACTCAATTAAGTTCTACACAGGTAGTTGCTGCTAGAAAGCAAATACTAGGATATTTAAGTTCTGGTGGAATGGTTCCTAGATATTTCCCTAATGGAGGTTTTGTAGCAAAAGGTTCAGATACAGTCCCAGCAATGCTTACTCCTGGAGAATTTGTAGTTAATAAAAATAGTGCAAAGGCTTTTCGTCCATTTTTAAGGTCAATTAATGATGCTGTTTATCCATCAATGATTAAGGATAAAATGAATCAGCCAGTTTATGCAGTTTCTAATCCTGTAAATATTTCTTCTATGCCTACCGCCACAGTAGTTGCCCCTGTATCAGATAACTCAAGCACAGTGTATAATTATAATGTTGGTATTACAGTTGGCGGTACAAACTCTAATCCAAATGGAATTGCAAGAGCAGTAATAAATGAAATTAAATATATTGATTCACAAAGAATTAGGAGTCAGAGAGCATAATGGCTACGTCTGGTTATATAACTGGTAGAAAAAGATATCAGCGTCCTCAAGCAGTCTTATGGTCCGATAATGCTGGAACACTGAGCAATGGGCTATATGTTCCTAATGGTTATGAAGTTGGAGCAGATGTTCCTGAAGGAACTGATTCCAGTTTAATTGATCAATTTTTAATTCTGTCTGACCATAATCGTGGAGATATTTCTATTACACCACAGAGAATAGAACAGCGTCAAAGAACAATTAATGGAAGAATGAGATCGTACCACATTGCTGACAAGTTAATTTTTACTTGGTCTTGGAATTTACTTCCATCAAGAGCATTTTATCAAAATGCAGAATTTGATCCAGATACTGGAATTTCTCCATATCAAAATAATACACAAGAGTTTACAGCAGACGGTGGTGCTGGAGGTGTAGAAATTTTAGATTGGTATCAAAATCATACAGGTCCATTTTGGATGTATTTAGCATATGACAAATATTCTAATTTTGGTACAGATAATGCTGCATTTGGTCATCTAGCACAGTATAACCAAATTGTTGAAGTTTACTTTGCTGACTTTAATTATTCTGTTGTAAAACGTGGTGGCAATAATTTTGACCTTTGGAATATATCGGTAAGCCTGGAAGAGGTCTAAAGTGTTTGTTAGTGAAGCATTAAAGACTCATTTAGAAACATCGGCAACAGTTCAGTTAAAGTCACTAGTTCTTGCTGAATGGAATATGAATATGCCAGATAATATTTTTTTAGTAGGAAACTATAGATATCGTCCAAGTACCCCAGGCTCTACATATTATACTTTGCCAAATACATTTGATAATTTAGATGCTGGAAATTATTATACAGGTGCTACAGATGCAGACGTAGTTATTGATAATGGGTTTACTGATTCTGGCATCCCTCAACAATTTACTTTACAAAAAGACAAAATGAAGATGATTTATTCTTTAGAAGATTGTTTAAAACCATTTAGACCAAGATCAGGAATTAATAAACCTTTATATTTTGGCGGACGATATTTAGCAAATTCTGGTGCATCAATAGCAGAACGACCAAGATATTATATGCCATCACGATATGATGAGTTTAGATATTGGACTTCTTATAGAACAGAAGATAATGTTGAATATGGCGTATCAAATAAATTATCTAATGGACTAAATTATATAGATGATGCAGTTCCTTTTGTTGTATATAAAAATCAAGTTCCAACAAATAGAATTATTGTTAAAATGCAAACTAATGTTGGCTCTGTAGATCTTGGACCCTTTACAACAGCGTCTGGGTCTATACCAGATCCGCTATACGGAACTGCAAATAAGACAACTCCAGCAAGATGGAAGATACAATATCTTTATAATAATAATTGGTCTAATGCAATTTCATTTAATGAAAATACAACAAGAGCAGACGGAACTCCAATTATTGGCACTGATGGATATGTTGAAATTCACTATGGACTTATAGTTCCAGAAGCCTACAGAGATATTTTTATATTTGCAGAAACACTTTCTTCATCAACTTTATTGCCAGACACATCTGTAACTGGCTATGCATATTTAGTAATTGCAAACGAAGGAAGCCGTGGAACATTTTATATTTGGACTGGAAGTGATTATGAAACATTTTCTCCAACATATGGATGGACTTTAGGTTCAGAAGAAATAGATAATAATACAAGTTTTGTTACTGATTTTACAAACCCAGAGCAATTTACTGACGAAATTAATGGCGGTACAGAATATAGAGAGTTTGCATATATTCAAGGATTAAGAGTAGTAGTAGAAACAATGAATAAGTTTGATACTACTTTTGATTTAATTGAGATTTCTCCAAGGCTAGTCGGAGATATTTCTGATAAAGTAATTGATTATAAGGTTACTAAAATTTTATCTGATGTTGGAATTACATCTTTACCAGTAGGTCAACTTCTTGCATCTACGGGTCAGATTAATATTTTTGATGATGATCAGGCTTTTAATCCTAATAATACAAATAGTATTATTGCAGGATATACAAGAAAAAATATTAAATTTAATTTTTATGAAACAATTATTGATGTTGATGGGTTTGACTATTTTATTCCTCTTAAAACTTTATATTCAGAAGGTTTTCCGCAAGCAGACGTTACCGCTGGAACAATCTCTATTAATCTAAGAGATTTTTATTTCTTTTTCGAATCAATGCCTGCTCCAAGATTATTGATGACTCAAACATCTTTAAGCATGGCTATAAGTACTATTCTTGATTATATTGGTTTTACAAACTATTCTTTCAGAAGAATAGATGGAGAGTCAGACCCAATCATTCCGTATTTCTTTGTTGCACCAGATCAAAATGTTGCAGAAATACTTAATCAACTTGCAATATCAACACAAAGCGCAATGTTTTTTGATGAATACAATAATTTTATTGTAATGAGTAAAAACTATTTAATGCCAGATGCAGATACTAGAACAACAGATTTTGTTCTATTGGGAAATAATAATCAAACAGATGAAGGCGTTATTGAAAACCAATCCTCTGGTAACCTACCTAATATTATATCTATTGCGTCTGAAGACAAGCGTGTTTATAATGATGGAAAAATTAATTATACAACTAGATATATTCAGCGTTCATATGGAAGTATTAGAGAAGCAAGCATGGTTGATCGTGATAAAACATGGATTTATAAACCTGTTCTTTTGTGGGAAGTTGCAGGAGATGAAGCAACAAAAACTATTAATGAAGTAGCAGCAAAACAGGGTAACTATGTTTTAGGTGCAATGCCTTTAAATGCAACGCTTTCAGCAGATTTGCCAACTGTAGTTAACGGAGTTGTTGTAAATAATACGCTAGATCTTGGAGAAAATATTTACTGGCTTACAAGATATCAAGGATTTTTATATTCAAATGGTGAAATTATTAAATATGATGCTGCAGAGTTTAACGTAACTGGCACTGGTAATGTTTGGATTAGCAGCAATCAAGAATATCAAAGATACTTTGCGTCTATTCCGTTTAATGGAAAAATATATCCAACAGGTCTTGTTAGAATTTTTTCAGTGCCTTTTTATGAAACAGTTGATGGTATAGCAAGATTGCAGCCAGGTGCCGTATATGAACATGGTAGAGGACAATTTGGAACACCTGTAACTACTCATACTGCAGGGATCAGCGACTACTGGGCAGATAATACTTATGTTCGTGGCTGCAATATGCAAACTCAATATTTATTTACTACAACACTAGATGAAGATGTAACAAGACCAGCAACCACTGTAGGCGCTGCTGGAGTAAATAATACTTTGGCTCGTCAAACAACTCGTAATGGTATTATTAAAAACTTCATGTCTGCAAACTATTTAACTGAAACTGCTATCAATAACTTAAAATCTACACAAACAGGAACTGTTCAATCTTCTGCTCTAGTTATGAATGGACCGTCATTTAAAACTACAGAAACACCACTTAACTTTGTTTCATATGTTTATAAAAACTTAAATGGCGCTTATAAAAATTTTGGTACACGTATTCGTATTATTGGTAAAATTGAAAATAATGAAACCCGTGGACAAACTCCAATTGGATCTAGTGCATACTATCAAGTTAATAATGTTCAGCCAAATCAAAATGTTAGCATAGGTGGAGGATCTGGCGGTATAGCGGTATTACTTAATCCAGAAACAAATAATGGATACTATTTTGAGATTGTTGCACTAACTGAAACTAATGTAGAATCATATCTTAAATTAGATAAAAATGGACAGGCTGCGGTAAACATTAATAATGTTGTTTTTTATAAAGTTAAAAAAGAATCTGCTAATGATAATGCTATTCCAATTAAATTATGGGGCGGTATAACAAATGTTATTGTTGACGATGGTCGTTTTACTGGTCAATATAGAATGGCTGGAGAAGACAAGCCTACCGTATATGATCTATCCGTAGAATATCAAGACATTGGTAAGACTCGTAGATTTTATTTATATATTAATAATAAGTTAATTAAAATTGTTGATGACCCAGATCCGCTTCCAATATATAATAATATGGCTTTGTTTATTCGTGGATCATCTCGTTGTATGTTTGAACATGTATATGCTTTGTCTGAAAACTATTCTCAAAATACAGTATTTACAACAGGTGAAACATTGTCTGCAGTATTTGGTGATAAACAAATTGACGCAAATGAATCATTTAGAAAATATGCAATGAATGGCATTATTCAAGGTACCTATTTAACTGGTATTAGTTCAGAGCAACCACCAAAATATAATATGTATTTTGATGAGTTTGGAACAATTATGCGTGAATGTGCCTATTTTGATATTAGATATGATCGTGCATATCCAGCACTATATTCACAACTTTCTCCTACATTTAATCGTATCAAGGGCTACTCAGTATCTGGATTCCAAGCAGACTCGTATGGTGCTGAATTCTTAATATTTAATGCTTCAGATAAGGCTCTTGTTTTGGATGAAACAAGTGGTAACTATTTAAGAATACAGGGTGTTGCTTTTACACAAGACACAACATATGAATTAACAGTAGATGAATACTTTAGCAAAAAGAGCAACCTGTCCGACCCACCATTTAGTGGTAGTGCACTAATCTATTCTCCTTTGGTAGAAAAAGCAAAATATGATGACATTAAACTAAGCAGACTTATTTATGGAAAAAATGAGTTTAGCCTAGATACCCCATATATACAAACTCAAGATGATGCAGATGCTTTAATGGGTTGGATTATTAATAAAGTCATGATTCCTAAAAAGGTAATTGGTCTTAATGTATATTCCATTCCTACGTTACAACTAGGCGATATTGTTACAATTAATTATAAAAATAATGAAAATTTAGATTTAGTTACAGAAGATACAGATAGGTTTGTTGTGTATAATATAGACTATTCTAGAGGAAATAATGGTCCACAAATGACTATTTATTTAAGCGAGGTATAAAATGGCTGACGATCAATCATTTAATAAAATTCCATTTGAACAATTAGATGCAACAACAAAAAGAGTTATACAGGCAAACGCTGCTGGATATAGTGTATTTAACCCTGAAACAAAAACTTTTGAAAGACCAACACCAGAACAATACTATGATCTACGTGGTGGAGTTAATAAGGCAGGGTACTACGGAGATTCTTATACACCTGGAAAAACTTTAACAGATAAAGAATATTTTGATACTCTTAATGCAGCAAAAGCAGCAGGAGGAAGAGGAACAGACTTAGGTGCTGCAATTAATGCTGCATCAGCAGCAAAAGCAGCAGAATATGATAAAAATAATCAAATAGTCATACCAACAACGCAGAGTGTTGTTCAAGCAAGTTCTCAATCACCAAATAATGGTAGTGGATCTAACCAACAGTCTTCTCCAAACCCTATTCCTTTAACACCCTCTACTCTCTCTTCTACCCCGTCTAACATAAGCCCAGTTACACAAGCGCCGCCGCCACCACCAGTAAAAACTGCTCCAATTGACACTATTTTATTTGACGAAGACGCCGTTCCAATTCAAATTATGTCTGACCTTATTTTTGAAAATATTGGTGGACAAGAGTTAATTAATATTGCTAGAAATGATACGGTTAATGGTCAACAAATTATTTATCAGCCTATTAAAAATTTGACACAGATTCAACAACAATATAACGCTAATAATATTGTTAGTTTACAGGCTACTTCCGATAAATATTTTCAAAATTTTTCTATTAGATTTGATAATAAAGTTCCAACAGAAGGAACAGGTCCAGATGGATCGCATGTATATATAGACCCAGAAACTGGAGAACTGGTAGTAGAGGCTGTAAATTTAGAACTAGATGAGCAGATAGAGGTAGAAATTACCACAGGTGGTACAATATATGAGGCGGAATTATGATTACAAACACTGGAAAATCTATCATTGGTAAGTATCTTCTTGGTCAGGCACCAGCCTATGCTTCTTATATTGCCATAGGATGTGGAGCACAGCCACTAGATACTACTGATCCATATGGAGACTACTCAACTAAAGACAACCTAGATTTTGAAATGTTCAGAGTGCCTATTTCATCTAGGGGCTTTGTTAATGATGCTGGTACAGAAAAAATTGTATTAACAGCAGAACTACCAACAGAAGAAAGATATGAAATTTCAGAGATTGGCTTGTACTCTGCAGGATCAAATCCTTCTGCTGGAGCCTATGATAGCAAAACTGTGTTTGCTTTTACTCAAGGTGAAAACTGGCAATATCATACAGCATCTGCTGCAACATCTATTCCAACTATTACAACTCCGTTGGATGATCCGCTAGACGATAACGTAATTGCTACTACAGACCCAGTATTTCAAACAAATGCAGATAACTCTATATTTTATAAATCACCACGCCCAGAAAGATATGAGCGTTGTAGATTTTTAAATAATATTATTTTAATTCGTGGAAATGATTCAGACCTAACTATTGACTCATCAACAGGTAGTGCTGAAGGACATTTTGTTGTTGAGGCTGGATCAAATCATATACATTTAACTGGTGCTGATGTTAATTTTACACGTAACTCTCCAATTGACGAATTGCGTCTTGCATTTTCTCTTGTAAGTAAGGATGGAGATTCTTCTGCAGTTCCTGACACCGTTCGCATTCTTGTAGATTTTGCAAGTACAGATGCAGAAGGTTCTGGAGAATTTGCTAGATTTGAGGCTGAACTTGATAATGGAAGCGGTACTGGAGGAACATATGATTTTTCTACTAACCGCTATTTTGTAATAACAAAACAACTACAAGAACTATATCAGACACAAGGATTTACGTGGAATGCTGTAACAGTTGTAAAAATATATGCATGTGTTTTAGTTTCAGATGTTCCGTCTGATGATTATTATGTTGCACTTGATGCAATGAGACTAGAAAATATTGCTACTACAAATCCATTATATGGTCTTACTGGTTATTCAGTTATCAAAACTACTAATGCAGAAACAGTTGTCAAGTCTCCCAATACAAGTAATTATATTGAATTTAGATTTTCAGTTGGAGTAACATAATGGCTACTTCTGAAACAATTAAAAAGTTTAAAACTTCTCCAAATAATTTACCAGCCATTGACTCTAATACAGAGGGATATTCTGTAAGATATAGGATTATTTCTTCAGATAGAAACAGAACATCTCATTGGTCTCCTGTCTATTTAATACAACCAGGTTATACATTTGTGCCTGGAAATATTGTATTTAATAAAGCAGGATCAATTGCTACTATTGTTTGGGATGCTGTAGAAGTAACCAAAGTTGATGGTGGAAATACTTATTCAATAACTAAAACACATGAATATGATATTTGGGTAAGATGGGATCGTGGTGGTGGAAATGGTGATTGGCTATATAAAGAAAGAATTGATACAACATCTCTTGCTTTACCAATTCCAAATACATGGACAATTAATGGAGTTGTGCAACCAACCACGCCAAATAGAATGAGTGTTGAGATTTATTTAAAAGGAGAACCAATTGAAAGAGCAGATGGCGCTCCAGGAACACCATTTTTAAAAGTTTATAGACTGCTCAATGAGACTGTTTAATGATATAATGGAGAGATAATGGCAAAAGTACCACTACCAGAACGAGGTCAACCGTTAGATGTTACATACATTTATCAGTTGGCAGATACAATTAATGATATTTCTACGCAGGTTTCATCTGCAACCTACAACTATACTACTGTAGATACTGTTTCTGCAGGTAAGCAGAGTGTAAAAACATCAGAGGCTAGAGTAGTTGGTGGGTATGTTGAAGTAGCAAATAACTCAACAGTTAGCGCAGGAAACGAAAAGACATTTTCATATGACTTCCCATCTGATTTTAAATATGCACCAATAGCATCTGCTACTGCAGTTAATATTGGAAATACTCCAGCAGGACAAAATGTAAATGTTATTTTAAAATCTGTTACTACATCAAGAGTAGAAGGAGTGGTTAGGTTTGGAGCGTCAGGAGATCTGTCCTTGGCTGTTCACCTAATTATTATTGGAATTCCAAACTAAAAGGGGAATTGGGTACATGATCCATTGCAGACGCTGCAAAGGTAGAATGTTTGTTGATAGACAATATTCTAGCCAAATACACTTAGAGACCTATTGCATCCGTTGTGGATCTAGAAATTTTTATCATCCACCTTCAGATAGCAAGGAGGGAAAATGGCTTTTGGACCAAGAAAACTTGAGAGCAAAGACTACAATAGTCAGCCTATAATTAAAGGTAACCAAAAAATTTGGTTTTTAAATAATGATTTAGTTAGACTATATCATAGTTCTAGATCAACTGGTATGGTTACATTTTACAATATTACAAAAGATAGACTAGAAACTTGTTTTCGTAATGACTTCAGAAAAAATAGACAAAGGGCATATACTGTAGCAGAAACTGCAAGACTTGTCAATAGGCATCGTAAATATATTCCATATCTAATTAAACGTGGAGTTATTCCGCCTCCAATAGGAGCACAGGTTGGCGGTACAAGAGATTGGCAAGTAAGAGCGTACTACTCTGAATCGCAATTAAAAGAGATACGTGATATACTTGCAAGCATACATATTGGTAGACCAAGAAAAGATAATTTAATAACAAACAATATGACTCCTACATCTCAGGAGTTGACACGAAGAACTGGCGATGGTATACTGGTTTATACAAAAACTGAAGATGGTAGATTTATTCCTGTTTGGGGAGAGAGCATTAATTAGCCTTTGAAGGAGGCAGTGGTGGAAGAACGTAATGACACAAAAGTATCAGTAACACTTGGATATACCCTTAATCTGGGTAATTTCCAGTCTTTAAGAGTTGATCTTGGGGTAGTTGATTATACCCGTGATGGAGAAACTACAAATGAGGCTATGGACCGTGTTTACTCCTTTGTTGAAAGCAAAGTGGTAGAAAAGGTTCAAGAAGCAAAGACAGAGTTAGTAGAAGAATAGTATGGCTGACCGCAAAGACCGAATGGCTTTGCTCAGTCGATACAACAAATTATATTTGCAAAGATATGAGCAAAAGTCTAATCTCAATCTTAATGTTGAGCAATGGGCTGCAGATGCCCTTGTTGAATCCTATGGGATAAAAGACTGTTATGATTTATTAGATTATTATTTTTTAGTTGCTCAAGATCCAAATTGGAACTTCTTTGCATATAATGCAGAAAAAATTCTTAATGGTAAACTAGAAGTGCAGGCAGATATTAAAGAACGAGAAGAGCGTAGAAAATTAGCAAGGGAGTGGCTAAGTGAATAACACAGAGGCAAAACTAATATCAGCAGTATTGCAAGATAAACAGGTTCACGTACTCCTGCAAGCCAATGTAGATAATATTCTTAGAACGCATAATGATGTTTGGCTTTTCATTAGAAACTACGCAGAGCATAATGGCACAGTTCCTCCACTATCATTAGTTGTAGAAAAGTTTAGAGATTTTACTCCAGTTCAAGAGGTAGGTGCAACAAAGCACCATTTAGATGAACTTCAAGTTGAATATTTAAACGATAGCCTTAAAGATATTATTCGTAACGCTGCATCTGAAATTCAAGGTGGAGAAGGTCAAAAGGCACTAGAGCAATTAATTACTAAAACTTCAGAATTAAAGAAAAATACATCTACAATTAGAGATGTTGATGCTACAGATTTAGAATCAGCAATTGCATATTTTGAAAATGTAAGAAAGCAACAAGAACTTGGATCTATAGGAATTAAAACTGGTCTTCCAGGTTTTGATAACTACCTACCTTCTGGTATTACGGCAGGTCAACTAGGTATTTTCCTTGCTTATCCAGGTATTGGTAAATCATGGCTTGCTCTTTATTTTGCGGTACAGGCATGGAAGCAAGGCAAAACGCCTATGATTATCAGTCTTGAAATGTCTGAAACAGAAGTTCGTAACCGTGTATTTGCAATTATGGGTGAGGGATTATGGTCTCATCGTAAACTTAGCAATGGTGAAGTTGAAACAGATATGCTTAAGAAGTGGCATTCAAATAAGGTAGAAGGTAGACCACACTTTCATATTATTTCTAACGATCAGGGCGGAGAGATTACACCATCAGTTATTCGTGGAAAGATAGATCAATATAAACCAGACTTTGTTATTGTTGACTATTTACAACTTATGTCTCCAAATCAAAAAGCAGATAATGAAACAGTTAGAATGAAGAACCTTTCACGAGAACTTAAACTTATGGCTATTAGTGAAGAAATGCCCATTATTGCAATTTCTTCTGCAACTCCAGATGATGTAAAAGATCTTTCTACTGTACCTACACTTGGTCAAACAGCATGGTCAAGACAGATTGCCTACGATGCTGACTGGGTATTAGCATTGGGTCGTGCATCCAACAGTGATATAATTGAATGTGCATTCAGAAAAAATCGTAACGGATTTATGGGAGACTTTTTAATACAAGTAGATTTTGATAAAGGATATTACAGATATAAAGATTTCGAAGATAAAAATGCTTAAAGAGATATATACAACACAACAGATACATAGAGTACTAACAGGCGCAGGAATAGATATAGAGGCAGAATACGGCACTGACTATATTATATTTTGTCCATACCATAACAATAATAGAACTCCTGCTGGAGAAGTTTCTAAAGACTCTGGGCTATTCTTTTGTTTTGGCTGTCAAACTACTAAGAACCTTATAGAATTAATTATGCATATGACAGGTAGAACATATTTTGAATCTGTTAGATATATTAAAAGCAAAGAAGTAGAAACAGATATTGAATCTCTTGTTAATAAAACTTTATATGCAGCACCTGACTTTGTTCAATATGATGAATTATTGATTAAAAGATTGAATAAGCAGGCACTAGAATCTCCTAGGGCAATGACATATTTTGAAGGTAGAAGAATTACAAAAGATTCTGTTACCAAGTTTGATTTAGGATATTCAGAAAAACAAGATTCAGTGGTAATTCCAATGCAGTCTCCAGAAGGTATGACTATTGGATTTGTTGCTAGAACTATTGAGGGTAAAGAGTTTAAAAATACACCAGGCTTACCTAAGAGTAAAATACTTTTTAATTTGCATAGAGTAAAAGCATCAAAGACTATCTATGTTGTTGAATCATCTTTTGATGCAATTCGATTAGATCAAGTAGGTTTCCCTGCGGTTGCTACCCTAGGGGCAAATGTTTCATCAAGCCAGATGGGACTTTTGAAAAAATACTTTAATAGTATTGTACTTGTAGCAGACAACGATGAGGCTGGATCAATTATGGCTGATAGACTAATTGAAAAATTAGGAAACTTAGTTACAGTTATCCGACCTGATAAAAAATATAAAGACATTGGTGATATGACAGATGATGAAATTAGGCAACTAAAACTTTCATTTGACAATGTTATTGATGCTATGCTAAAATAGATAAAACTTATATATAAGGAGAAAATATGACTATTGTAAAGGGACTAAAAAATATTAACGCCCTAGTCGAAAAACCAAAATACGAAAGCACAGGAACAAAAGTCCGCTGGGTTAAACTAGCAGATGGACAAGCAGCAAAGATTCGTTTTGTTAACGAATTAGATTCTGACTCAGCAAACTATAATGAAGATCGTGGTATGGCTGTAGTTGTTTCTGAACATACTAATCCAAAAGACTACAAGCGTAAGGCTGCTTGTACTCAAGAATCAGAAGGTCGTTGCTTTGGCTGTGAGATGGCTCGTAAAGAACCAAAGAGTGGTTGGAGAGCACGTCTTCGCTTCTATACAAATGTACTAGTTGATGATGGCACAGAAGATCCATACATTGCAGTATGGTCACAAGGTATCAGCAAGCAATCTGCATTTAATACAATTCGTGAGTATGCACTTGAAACAGGAAGCATCTCAAATTTGACTTGGAAACTAAAGCGTAATGGTCAGGGAACTGAAACTAATTACACACTTATTCCAAGCACTCCAGACTCAGAACCATTCAAGTGGGATGGTCGTGAGTTCTTTAATCTAGAAAAGGTAGTTCGTGAAGTTCCATATCCAGAGCAAGAAGCATTCTACTTTGGGTTTGACACTCCATCAGTAACAGCAACTAATATTGACTGGTAATTGATGAACTACGTTGGCTTACATGTCCATACACACTATTCCTTAATGGATGGTGTTGCTACTCCAGAAGAATACGTGAACCGTGCAGTTGAACTGGGAATGCCTGCATTGGCAATCACAGATCACGGTACTTTATCTGGGCATAGGGAACTGCACCGTATTGCAAAAGCAAAGGGTATTAAGCCAATACTTGGCGTAGAAGGCTATATGACTACAGATATGGCTGATAAGAGAGCAAAGGCAGATCGTACTGATCCTCTTGATCAAAATTATCATCATATAGTCCTTCTTGCTAAGAATCAAGTTGGTCTAGACAACTTAAATAAAATTAATGAAATTGCTTGGACTGAAGGATTTTTTAGCAAGCCAAGATTTGATTTTGACACATTAAAAAAATATAAAGAAGGTTTAATTGTTACATCAGCATGTCTGAGTGGTTGGGTAGCAAAAGCGGTAGAACTTGGAGAACTAGCAGTAGCAAAGAAGTATATACAGTGGTTTGCTGATGAGTTTGGCGATGATTATTATGTAGAAATTATGCCACATAATCCTCCAGAGGTAAATAAAACTATTTGTGATATTGCAGATTCTCTTAATGTAAAACTTGTAGTAACGCCAGACTGCCACCATTCTAATGAAGACCAAAAGGTTATTCAAGAAATGATGCTAATTTTAAATACCCATGCTAAATTACAAAAAGACGCAACATATGATAAATCTAAAAAGCATAAAGATATGATGGATAGATTAGATTACCTTTATGGTGCAGATAGACAAATGTCATTTAGATCGTTTGATATTCATCTTTTATCATTTGACGAAATGAAAAGTGCCATGGAATCTCACGGTATTACACGCACTGATATTTATGATCATACTATAGAGATTGCAAACAAAGTTGAAGAATACGATATTAAGTCTGGCATGAATCTGCTTCCAGTTCAATATAGAAATCCAGACCAAGAGTTAGCAAACTTAGCATTTGCAGGATTAGAAGAAAAAAGGCTAAACTCTAATTGGCTTGGTAATGACATATATGATAATAGATTAATGGAAGAGTTAGAAATTATTCGTGATAAAAAGTTTGCACCATATTTTCTAGTTGTTCGTAACATGCTTAACTGGGCAAAGAAAGAAGGAATTATGGTTGGTCCAGGTCGTGGATCATCCGCAGGCTCACTTCTTTGTTATACTTTAGGTATTACTGATATTGATCCAATTGAGCATGGACTTTTGTTCTTTCGCTTTATTAATCCTGAGCGTAATGATTTTCCTGATATTGATACAGATATTCAAGATTCTCGTCGTGATGAAGTAAAAGATTATTTAGTAAGACAATATAGACATGTTGCTTCTATTGCTACATTCTTACAATTTAAAGACAAGGGTGTTGTTAGAGATGTTGCAAGAGCGTTAAATATACCATTGCCAGATGTGAATAAAGTATTGAAGACAGTAGATACATGGGATGACTACTGTACTTCTAAAAACTCTGCTTGGTTCAGAGAGAAATATCCAGAGGTAGAAATTTATGGAGAACAGTTACGTGGTCGAATTAGGGGTACTGGTATTCACGCTGCAGGAGTTGTTACTAGTAAAGATCCAATCTTTAGGTATGCGCCGATGGAGACTCGCAGTTCTACTGGAAGTGACGATAGGATTCCAGTTGTTGCAGTCGATATGGAAGAGGCTGAGAAGATTGGTCTAATTAAAATTGATGCTCTTGGTTTAAAGACTTTGAGCGTTCTTAAAGACACATTAGACATTATTGAACAAAGACATGATAAAAAAATTGATCTATTAAGTATTGATATGAAAGACAAAAATGTTTATCAAATGCTTTCAGATGGATATACTAAAGGTGTATTTCAATGTGAAGCAACCCCATATACTAACTTGCTTGTTAAAATGGGGGTAAAAAATCTTGATGAATTGGCTGCATCAAATGCTCTAGTTCGTCCTGGTGCTATGAATACAATTGGTAAAGACTATATTGCTCGTAAGCATGGTCGTCAAAATATTAATTATAAGCACCAAATCATGAAACCATTTACGGAGGACACTTATGGTTGCGTTCTTTACCAGGAACAAGTTATGCAAACATGCGTACACCTTGGCGGTATGTCCATGTCGGAAGCAGATAAAGTTAGAAAAATCATTGGAAAGAAAAAAGATGCTAAAGAGTTTGATGTATTCAAAGACAAGTTTATTAAGGGTGCCTCTCAGTATATTGCTCCTAATGATGCGCTTGATCTATGGCATGACTTTGAGGCTCATGCGGGTTACTCATTTAACAAATCACATGCCGTTGCTTACAGTACTCTCTCGTATTGGACGGCGTGGCTCAAATACCACTATCCGCTAGAGTTTATGTTTGCTCTTCTTAAGAATGAAAAAGATAAAGATACTAGAACGGAGTATTTGATTGAAGCGAAAAGAATGGGCATTCCAATTAAATTGCCTCATATTAATGATTCGGATAAAGATTTTAAAATTGAAGGTAAAGGCATCAGGTTTGGACTCTCCGCTATTAAGTTTATTTCTGATACCATTGCTGATCGTTATATTGCTGCTAGACCATTTGCTTCTTTCAAAGAAGTAGAAGAGTTTACATTTACTAAAGGCAATGGAGTAAATTCTCGTGCACTACAAGCAATGAATGCTATTGGCGCACTTACATTCCCAGATAATCCAGCAGATGCAGAAAAGGTTAAAGAAAACTTATATGAGTATCTTAACCTCCCTGAATTTAATATGCCAGTACCACAACATTATTATGCATATATAAATGATATTGAAGAATATGAAGAAAAGGGCGCATTCATTTTGATGGGTATGGTAAAATCAATTAAGAGATCAAAAGGATGGTCAAGGGTAGAGTTGCTAGATAAGACAGGAAGCGTGGGTATATTTGATGAAGAAAATACCTCTATTGAGGCTGGTCGTACTTATATTATTCTTGCAAATGATAACAGGATTGTATCTGCAGTTCCTGCTGATGAAATAAAAGATTCTAAAGATGCATTTATTAAGTTTTTAAATTATAAAATGCTTCCATTTAAAGATGATGAAATGTTTGTAGTATCTTTTAAACCTAGAGTAACAAAAACTGGCAAAAAGATGGCATCTCTTACATTAGCAGATGCTGGCAGAGAACTACATGCTGTAACTGTGTTTCCAACCGCTTTTGCTAGAGCATATATGAATATTGAAGCAGGCAACATATATAAATTTAAATTTGGTAAAACAAAAGATGGAACAGTGATAATGGAGGATGTAGTAAATGTTTGATGAAATAGCAGAAGAAATACATAAAAATGCGGTAGATAAAGGATTTTGGGATAAGACTGTAGACCCTATATTTATAGCAAAGCAGATGATGATGATTGTCTCAGAAGTATCTGAGGCTATGGAAGCACTTCGTAAAGATATGCATCCAGATGAAATATCAGACGAGTTTGCAGATATTATTATTCGTACACTTGATCTTTATGCTGGTATTGCAAAAGCAGGATATGTTGTAAAATCTCTTGATTATGCTGTAAAAGAAAAGATGGAAAAAAACTCTCATAGACCAAAGAAGCATGGGGTAAGATTCTAATGACAATGACAATTGAAGATGTTTTATCTCAACTAGATCCAAAACTACGTAAAGCAATTATGTCTGGAGATTCTGTTCCAGATACTGAATATGCTGCTACCCCAAGTTTTGGATTAAACCGTGCACTAAATGGTGGACTTCCATATGGTCGTCAGGTACTTATATGGGGTTCTAAGTCATCTGCTAAATCATCTTTATGTCTTCAGATGATTGGACTAGCACAAAAAGAAGGAAAAGTATGTGCTTGGATTGATGCAGAAATGTCATACGATAAAAAATGGGCAGAGCATATGGGGGTTGATACAAGTAAACTTATAGTATCAAAGGCTCGTACTATTAATGAGATGGTAGATGTTGGGGTAAATCTAATGGAAGCAGGGGTAGACATGATTGTAGTAGACTCAATTACATCCCTATTGCCAGCAATTTATTTTGAAAAAGATTCAGATGAACTTAAACAATTAGAAAATACAAAGCAGATTGGTGCAGAGTCTAGAGATTTTAGCAATGCTTGGAAAATGCTTAATTATGCAAATAACAAAGTTAAGCCAACTATGCTTGTTCTTATCAGCCAATCTCGTAATAATATTAGTGCTATGTACACCAGTCAGCAACCTACTGGTGGTCAGGCTACTAAATTTTATTCATCTACAGTTATTAAATTATTTTCATCTGAGTCAGATAATCAGGCTATCAAAGGTAAGATCCATGTTGGCGATAAGTTAATTGAAGAAAAGATTGGTAGAAAGGTTAGATGGGAACTACAGTTCTCTAAAACTTCTCCAGCATTTCAATCAGGTGAATATGATTTTTATTTTAGAGGAGACCAAGTAGGTATTGATTCTATTGGTGATCTTGTTGATACTGCAGAATTAGCAGGTCTTGTTACAAGAACTGGAGCATGGTATCAATTAGAAGATGGCACAAAGGTACAGGGTCGTGAAGGATTTATCAATAGAGTAAGAGAGGATTTGGACTTGCAAGAAACTTTAAAGACCAAATTATCTAATGGCGGATAGTAGATTCTCTACTTACTCTGGCAAGTTTCCATGTAAGGAATGTGGAGAAGAAGCCACTTCTTTAAGACTATGGATTGAAACAGGGGATGCAACTTGGATGTGTAGTAAAAAGCATTTATCAAAAGTTAATTTAATACCACAAAAGAAAACAAAAAAGGATTATGAGCGAAAAGAACGAGAGTAAAAGAATAGGTGCCAAACAGCACAAAAATTCAGGTAGAAATACTCAAAAAGGTGATGCTACCTGGAGAGACTTTGTGGTTGATTTTAAAGAGTCTGCTAAATCATTTACATTGAATCAAGATGTTTGGGCTAAGGCTGTAACAGATTCTATAAAATCTGGCACAGATAAATCTCCTGCTATTGTAGTAATACTTGGTGAAGGTAATAAAAAGACTCGTTTAGCAATTATAGAGTTTGACTTATTAGATCAATTAACATGGGAGGCAAATCATGGCGGAACAAGCACAGCCACAACAGACAACGCTTGAGATGGTCAATGGGCTATCTGAGATTGCAGAATTTATGAAAGATGAGGAATTGACTACAGCACTTACAATGATTGCTAAGTTAATTATTAAACCAGATATTCCTCCACAAGTAGCAAGTCTTGAAATTGTAAGATTACAGGCTATAGCAGCCAAAATGTCATTTAAAGCAACATGGTTAACCAATGTTGATAAAAGTGATAGATCAAAGAAAAATATTTACTATACTGCAGCAGAGGCAATCAACAATTTAGTTTCAGCGCTTAAGTACATAATGCGATAACTGATATAATAGATAAAAAGGATAAAACGGACAAATGACTAAAAATTTACTAAAGCAGATAATGCTTAAGCCTACAGAAGAAAATGATGAATTTGGTGCAGCAGACTTTATCAAAACTGTAGAAAGCGGATATGTATCAGAACGTGGTACTAAGTTTCAAAAAAAGAAGATGTTCAGCCCTTCAAAGATTGCCTATGGTGAAGGAGAATGTCCAAGATACTGGTATCTAGCATTTGAGGGGGCTAACTTTGAAGATAACGCTAGTCCATATGATGTTGCAAATATGGATAATGGTACGCTCTCGCATGAAAGAATTTTGGGAACAGCATTTAAAAACTCAGGAATTCTTATTGACTATGAGTTTGAACTAAAGCATGAAGATCCACCAATCTATGGCAAGGTTGATGGGCTAGTTAACTGGAAAGATGATGAGGTTGTAGTTGAAGTAAAGACTACCAACGAACAAGTATTTGAATATCGTAAGAAAACTGGTAAGGCTAAGACTGGTCATATTATTCAAACATTAATATATATGAAAGTTCTTAAGAAGGCTAAGGGTGTTATTGTTTATGAAAATAAAAATAATCATGAGTTGTTAGCAATACCAGTAAACATTAATGATAATTACATTCAATGGATTGACAATGCGTTTGAATGGATGCGACAAGTTCGTAAGGCTTGGGAAGATAAGCAACTTCCTATGAAAAATTATAGATCAAATGCTAAGATCTGTAAGCACTGTCCGCTACAGGCTGACTGTGCAAAAGCCGAACCAGGAGTAATAAAGATTGCTTCTCTGGAGGAATTGAGTGAAACTTTGTAGTCGTTTTGACTGTAATACATACTTTGAACCAAAAGTAAGTTATCAGATATATTGCAGCGAATTTTGTAGAGATGAGGCTACAAAAGAAAAGATTGCTGAAAGATATCAATTAACACGCAGACAAAAACGAAAAGGTAAAGATAGAAAGTGTCTTGGTGGATGTGGAGTAAAACTTTCTATCTACAATGATTCTGGATTTTGCTCTAACTGTAATGTTAGTAAAAAAGCAGTAGATAAAATGTTAAAAGAACTTAAGGGGTATTTTGATTATGAGCAAGACTAAACCAAAAGTATTATGTGCTATTGATGCCAGCACCAATAGTCTTGCCTTTGCTTTATTTACTACAGATTCAGGCAAATTTAAAAATGATTTAGGAACAGTAGGCAAAATTAATTTTGAAGGTTCTAATATTTATGAAAAGGTAATGGACGCTGGTCAAAAGACTAAGGCATTTTTTGATTATTATGGTGGTTTTGAAGCAATCGTAATTGAGCATACAGTGTTTATGAATAGTCCAAAGACTGCTGCAGATCTTGCTTTAGTGCAAGGGGCTATCTTAGGTGCTGCTGGTCAAAGCGGTACAAAGGTAATAGGCAAGGTATCACCTATAACATGGCAAAACTATATAGGCAATAAGAAATTAACCAAAGAAGAACAGTTGCTTGTTAGAAGTCAAAATCCTGGAAAATCTCAAGCATGGTATAAAGGATATGAACGTGGTATTCGTAAACAAAGAACTATTAAGTTTATTAATATAAACTATGATAGATCGATAGATGATAATGATGTAGCAGATGCCTGTGGTATTGGACATTGGGCTATCCATAACTGGGACAAGGCTATAGGAGTTGACAAATAACATCATGGCTGGTAAACTATATACAAATGAGATTTGGCTTCGTAAGCGTTATACTTTAGATAAAAAATCTCCAGAAGATATTGCTAAGGAGTGTGGGGTAAGCGTGGAAACCATCTATGTGTACCTTGCTAAATTTGGATTAAGAAAGTCAAAGCGATGAAAAATAAAAAAGATAAAGATATAATTAATGTTTACTGGGCGCCAGGATATAAAAAGACATTTGAAAATCCAGAGGACTGGTCTATGCTTTATCCAGATCCAGTTAATCTATATACTGATTTAACCAAAAGCAGAAATCTTGCTGCTAAAACAGATTCTTTTTTAGTTTGTCCAGCAACAAAAGATTTGTTTAAAAAAACCTACGTATTTAAAAATGTAATTAACTGTAAATATGAATATGATTTTAGCGGTAACAATAATATTATTACTCCTCTTACAGAAGAATTTTTACATTCATTTGTTAATAGGGAACCAAGTATAACTACTGGTCCTTTAATTAGGATTGCTCTTTCTTATGTTTTATTTGCTGACCAACCACTACTTACTACCTTTACAAATCCAACTTTTAGTAAGCCAGAATATACTAAATATGGTACCCCAGTTCCAGGTGAGTTTGATATTGGGCAGTGGTTTAGACCATATACTATGGAAATGCAAATGTGGGATAAAAAAGGTACCTTTGAATTAAAAGAAAATGAACCACTTGTTTATGTTAAATTTAATACAGACAAAGAAATTAGGTTACATAGGTTTAATTTAAATGATGATTTATGGGGATATATAGATCATTGTATTGCTTATAAAGTTTTGTTTGGACCAATTAAACCACTTGCCGAACGATACAATAAATTTAAGCAGTCACGCCTTGCTGATACAATATTAACAGAAATTAAAAAGAATGTTGTAGGGGGAACCAATGAGTCTTAATCCAGTATTTCCAGATGTAGAAGATTTTAGGTGTGAAGACCTATATCTTTTAACCGTAGGTACAGAGGCGGGTAAAGAAATTTGGGAAACTTGCCACGAAATTGCACATATGCTTGTTAAGAAGAATATTGCTTATGGTAATTCAGCACTGGATCCTGTTCGCATATTTTCAAAGGCAGGACCAAGAGAGCAACTTCATGTCCGTATTGATGATAAACTAAATAGACTTATGAAGGGTACAGATTATCCAGGTGACAATGATATTGATGATCTTATTGGATACCTAGTCTTGCTTAAAATTGCTAAAGGAAAAGATAATGTCAACTGAAATAGATTTAGTTAAACATCTTGATGAAATGAATAATGTTGTTACTGAATATTTAAAGGGTAATGATCCTACAAAAATTGCTAAACAACTTACTATGCCACGAACAAAAGTTGTTGAACTTCTTAATGAGTGGAAAGTTATGGCATCTGCTAATGATGCTATTCGTGCTCGTGCAAAAGATGCTTTGGTTGGTGCAGACGCACACTATACAAAACTAATTCAGCAGGCTTATGAGGTTATTGAAGATGCAACCACCACAGCCAATCTTAATGCAAAAACAACAGCAATTAAACTTGTTATGGATATTGAGGCAAAAAGAATTGATATGTTGCAGAAGGCTGGATTGTTAGAAAATAAAGAACTTGCAGAAGAGATGGTTGAGATTGAAAAGAGACAAGAAGTTTTAATGAATATATTAAGAGACATTGCATCTGAACATCCAGAAATTAGAGATCTTATTATGCAAAGACTATCTGCAATTGCAAAAGATGGAGAAGTGATTACTGTTGTCCACAATGTTCAATGATTTTTTAGAGGCATTACAGGATAATCAGTTTGAACAAACACCTGTAGATGTAAAAACATTTGTTGAGTCTCTAGATTATTTAGGTCAACCACCATTGTCTAATATCCAGTATGACATTGTTGAGGCAATGAGTCAGATATATCGCAAAGAAGATTTACAAATGCTAATGGGTACAGAGCAAGGAGATAAACACTATGCTAAATATACCAAAAATGAAATTATCCTCCAACTTGGCAAAGGCAGTGGAAAAGATTTTGTTAGTACTGTTGCTTGTGCTTACGTTGTGTATAAGTTATTATGCCTTAAGGACCCAGCAAGATATTACGGTAAACCCAGTGGAGATGCCATAGACATTATTAACGTAGCAATTAACGCAGAGCAGGCTAAAAATGTTTTCTTTAAAGGCTTTAAAACCAAGATTGAAAAGTCTCCATGGTTTGCTGGTAAATATGATCCAAAAGTAAATTCTATTAGTTTTGATAAGTCTATTACTGTTTACTCAGGTCACTCTGAGCGTGAATCACATGAAGGTCTTAATTTATTCATGGCGGTACTGGATGAAATTTCTGGTTTTGCCACAGAAGTAGGAACAGGAAACGATCAAGGTAAAACTGCTGACAATATATACAAAGCATTTAGAGGTACAGTAGATTCTCGTTTTCCAGATTTAGGAAAGGTAGTTCTTCTTTCATTCCCCCGCTATAACGGTGACTTTATTTCAAAACGGTATGACGATGTAATCATGGACAAAGAAGTAATAGAAAGACGACATAAGTTTGTTATTAATGAAGAGTTACCAGAAGGACCAGACAATGAGTTTGAAATAGTATGGGAAGAAGATCATATTTTATCCTATAAATATCCTAGAATGTTTGCCCTTAAAAGACCTACATGGGAAGTAAATCCTACTAGAAAGATTGATGATTTTAAGATTGCATTTTTAACAGATTTAGGAGATGCCATGATGCGTTTCCTATGTACCCCAACATATTCATCTGATGCTTTCTTCAAACAAAAAGAGAAGTTAGAAAAATGTATGACATTGAGAAATCCACTGGATTCTCACAGGAGGTTTGATCCTGCTTTTAAGCCAGATCCAGAAAAAACTTATTATATTCATGCTGACCTTGCACAAAAGCACGATAAGTGTGCAGTAGCAATTGCACATGTTGAACGCTGGGTGAACATTCAGGTAATTAAAGATTACGAACAGGTTGCCCCAATTGTTGTTGTGGACGCAGTTGCATGGTGGGAACCAAAGGTTGAAGGTCCAGTAGACCTATCTGAAGTTAAAAAATGGATTATGAATTTACGCAGAGAAGGATTTAATATTGGTACAGTTTCTTTTGACCGTTGGCAATCATTTGATATTCAGCAGGAGTTAAAAGCGGTAGGAATGAGAACTGATACTGTTTCTGTTGCTAAAAAACATTATGAAGACCTAGCAATGATGATATATGAAGAAAGAATTGCAATGCCTATGATTCCTTTACTTCTTGAGGAAATGAGTGAACTAAAGATTATGAAAAATAATCGTGTAGATCACCCAAGAAAAAAATCTAAGGACTTGGCAGATGCCGTTTGTGGGGCGGTATTTGGAGCAATATCTCACACCAGTAGGGACTCTAATCTTGAGATTGAGGTTCATACATGGAGTTCTGCTACCCGACTTGCAGAGAAGCAAAGGGCTATGGTAGAATTAGATACTAAGGAAATCCCCGACGAGGTTGAGGATTACCTTAATCAATATAAACTAATATAAATACGATGAATTATAAGGAGAAAAATGAATTCATTTAAGAAGATCGCTCTTGGCGTGGTTGCAGCCCTGTCACTGAGCACAATTGTCGCAACACCTGCAAGTGCTGCCCCAATGACAGTGGCAATCACGGTTAATGGTTCTGCTCCGACAAACAATGGTTTGTCAACAACAGCAGCCGTAGCACTTCCAGTTCCTTCAGATAACTCTGTAGATGCAACAGACGCTCTTAAGTTTGTTGCTACAGTAGATACTGGCACAGTAGTTACAGTTTCAGCAACTAATGCTTCAATCATTCTTGCTACTGCAACATCTGCTGCTCCAGTAACAGCATCTGCTGGTTCTGCTTCTGCAACCATTGCAACTGGTACAGGCACAACTGCAACATTCTTTGTTTTTACAAAGACTACTGCTGTTGGTACTGTTGTAATTACAAATCAGGGTACAACTACAACATATTATGTTCAGGGTACTGCTGGTAACGTAAATACAGTATCTGTTGCTGGTGATGATACCGCTGCATCAGGAACACAAAAAACTTATACAGTTACAACTACTGACGTGTTTGGTAATAAAGTAACTGGCGTTGCTCTTACTGCAACTGTTTCTAATGGAACACTTGATACAGTAACTGCAACAACTGGTTCTGGACTAACAAACTTTGGAACTGCTGACTTTAAGGTAACAATGGCTGCCTCTGGCAATGCTGTTGCTATTTTTGGTCTTGGTTCTTCTGTTACAGCACAGTCTGCAATTGCAGGTTTTGCTACTCCAGTTCTAACAGCATCAAAGGTAGTTGCAAATCGTGATCTTGCAACTGAACTTGCATCAATGACTGCTGCTCGTGATGCTGCTAATGCTGCACTTACTGCAGAAAAGGCTGCTTCTGCAAAGGCTCTTGCTGATGCAAAGGCTCTTTCTGATGCAGAACTATTGAAGGCTAACGCAGAAATTGCAAAGTTAAAGGCTGAAGCCGTAACCGCTAAGGTTGCTTCAGACAAGGCTCTTGCTGATGCACAGGCTGCTGCTAAGACAGAACTAGATGCAGTTAAGGCAGAAAACGCTAAGGCTCTTGCTGCACTAAAGAAGTCATTCAATGCACTTATTGTTAAGTGGAATAAGGCTAATCCAAAAGCAAAAGTTGCACTTGTTAAGTAATTAACAATTAAAAAAGATTAGGGCGCAGAGAAATCTGCGCTCTTTTCTTTTATCATGATATAATATGTATAATTAAACAATTAAATAGGAGTGCCCCCATAAATAAATTCCTACGCATAATTGCAGTGGCAGGGATTGCTTTAAGTGGTTTGCTAACATTTCCAGAAAACGCATATGCAACCTGTGTAAATTATATTGAATCACAAACTATTGCAGCAGCGTATAATGGTGATGAAGTTCCGACTGTACACACAATGGATACTTGCGGTGGAGATGATACCTCTTATCAAATACCTATAGCAACAACAATTACGTTTGATGGAGTTCAATACTCAAATATTTATGCAACAACTAATTCTGTAATTACATTTGGACAACCAGACAATACGTATTGGCAGTATCCAAATACCCCATCTATATCTCTTTATTCTATGGATTGGGTTTCAGGATGGTATAACGCACCAGACACTCTTAACATATCTTATTCTGAAGGCGGATTTCAATTAGATCTAGAAGTAATTCCATTTGGACAATGGTCTGCCCCTACTCCAAGTAATATTAATATTATTGTTGCTATTACAAATACTGGTGGTATTTCTGTAGCCTATAGTTATCAAGGTCCAGAATATCCTAACTTAAGAACAGGAGTAAGGCTTCATAGTGGTCAAATAGTTTCTCTTGAAGAGTGGGGTGCTACACAAATACAAGCAGGAGAACCAATCCCAACTTTGTCTGCAGAACCTATTCCAGAGCCTAGCCCAACACCAACTGGACCAACTCAAGAAGAAATAGCATTTCAAGAAGAGGCTAGAGTAACTGCATCATTAATTGCAAATGCTATTGCTGCTGCTCAGTCAACTGTAGTGCCTGAGCCAGATCCAACTCCAGAGGTTATAATTCCAACACCAGAACCAACTCCAGAACCAACACAAGAACCAGATATAGAGATTGAGCCAGAAATAATTACTCCAGAGGATCCAAGATTCCCTGATGATATAGAACAAACTGAACCAGAAAATCCCAATCCTTCTCCAAGCCCTGATATAACAGATGGGGTAGATGAAGAGACTGATCCAACTCCAGAGCCTTCACAAGAGCCTTTACCTCAGCCAACGGATACAGATCTAAATTCAACTCCTGAACCAGAGCCAACTCTTGACGAACCTTCTGAAGAACCATCACAAGAAGATACTATCATAAATCTTGTTCCAGAACAAGGCGAGGGTACCACTGAAGATTTAAGCAGAGTTATTGCTAATCTTACAAGCAAAGATAACAAGATAGTTAAACTAACAGCGGATCAAATGGCTGCAATTGGAAATACATTGTTGGCATTAACAGAAGAAGCAAAGGCTGAGGTTGCAAAAAATCTTGGTGTAAAGTCAAATGAAGTAGAAATTCTTGCAAAATCAGCAAAAGATAACCCAGCAGTTGCTATTGCTATTGCAACATTTGCTGACAAGGCAGAACAAAATGCAGATGCTCCAATGCCATACACTGTAGCAGATGCTATTACAGAAGCACAGGCTGATCAATTTTTATCTGATCCGTTAGGAACATTAACAAATATAGATTTTGATAAGGTATTTAGCCCATCTGAATGGGGTAAAGATATGACAGATGACCAAAGAGAAAAGGTTCAAGAGGTGGTAGTCCCTGTTATTTTAGTAGGAAATATAGTTAGTTCTGTTATGTCAATAAGGAGGTTATAATATGAACATGATAGGTAAGATAGTTAAAGGTCTACTTAAATGGTTTAAGGCTGCAATTATTGAAAGTATTGCTCAGGTATTTACCATTTTGGGCTTTTTTATTGCTTGGCTTACCCTTACAGGTACTGCTCAACAAATCGTGGGATTAGCCACACTAGTATCTATAGTGCTATGGCTGGTTACAATTCCCCTTCGTGAAGAAAAGGAATAACTGATATAATGGTGGGTATGATCAGGATAATTGGAGTAGCCCTCCTAGGGCTATTGTTAACAGGATGTGGCTATGATGGTCACTATCGTTATCCTTGTCAAGATTCAGCCAATTGGGATAAAGCAGAATGTAATCCACCTGTTTGTGAAACAAGTGGAACATGCTCAAAAGACCTAGTTAGCAAAACAACATGGGAAGAATATCAAAAAAGTAAAGGGTAGAGAATGAGCAAAGAACGATTAACTCCACAAGAACTAGATGCTAGATTAAAATTTATTCTAGGCATTACACTTGGATCAATTTTATTTTTAACAGCAGTAGGAATTCTTTATGGACTACTGTTTGTAACTCAACCAATTGGAGCACAGTCAGAGAATGACAAAATGTTCTTCAACGTGCTTGGATCAGTTGCAACATTTATTACAGGAACACTTGCTGGTCTATTGATTGGTCAATCTGGTGCTAAAGATATTATGAAGGCACAACTTGATAATAAAGAGATGGATGCAAAGAACACTCAAGCAGATAAAAAACTTGAAGCAGAAATTGATGCTACTATGGCAAGGCTTGCAGCAAAACCAGATGGTCAGATGCCAGAGCCACAACCAGTAGATACAGATTGGGATAAGGATTAATTATGGCAGAGCAAGGTACGGCAGCACGTTTAATTGAGGTTGCTACAGCAGAACTAGGAACCATTGAGGGTCCAAAAGATAACGAAACAAAGTACGGTGCTTTTACTAAAGCAAACTTTCAACCATGGTGTGGTTCGTTTGTTATGTGGTGTGCAAATGAAGCGGGTGTAAAAGTTCCTAATACTGTTTATACTCCAGGTGGAGCACAAGCATTTAAGAAGGCTGGAGCATGGATCGATGGAGATTTAGCAGATCCAGAACCAGGAGATATTGCCTATTTCGATTTCCCCTCAGATGGTGTCGATAGAATTTCTCACGTTGGAATTGTTATTAAAGATAATGAAGACGGAACTGTTTGGTGCATTGAAGGAAATACTAGCCCAGATAAAAAGGGTAGCCAGCGTAATGGTGGACAGGTTTCAAAAAAACTTCGTGCATTTAGAAAAAATAAACAAGGCGAAATGATTTCTATCGTAGGTTTTGGTCGTCCAAAATTTAAAGGTGACACTAAGGCTAAGGTAAAGACTGATAGTACTGCTAAAAATACAAAAACCTGCCCAACCTGCGGACAAACTGTAAAATAACGGTATTTGACGTATAAAAATCTGTCTGCTATACTAGAAAGACAAGAAAACTAAGGGGTTGGCATGACTTGTATTGCTGCAATAATTAAAGATGGAAAGTCTTATATGGCTGGAGAAAGAGCCGTTGTAGATGAATCACAACAAATGAAATCAGACATTCCTAAAATATGGAAGTCTGGAGATTATTTATTTGGCTATTGTGGCACCTTAGAAGGTCAAATAATTCAAAATAATTTTATACCACCTAAAGTTGAAGGTAATATAGATAAATTTATGCGTGGTAAATTTCTTGAATCAATTAAGTTATTTTATGATAAGTGGGGTATGCCTGCTGAAAAAGAGTCTGATTTAACATTACTTATATGTGTTAAAGGCAGAATGTATGAACATGAATCTGCCAATTTAACCATGATATCCTATGACACAAATTTTGCTGCCATAGGTTCAGGTTCAGCCTACGCAATGGGTTCTTTACATGCCACCCAAAACTATAAAGATCCAAAGCGTAGGCTGACTCAAGCATTAGATGCTGCTATTTTATATAGTCCACATTGTTTATATCCAATTGACTTTCTTAGCAAGTAGGGATATACTTTATATATGAATCATATTAGTGAAGAAAATCTTTCTCCTGAAGAACAGGAGTTTGGTATTTGGCTATCTAACGGCATTGAAAAAGGTTGGATTAGTGAGCCATACTGTCATACACATGACGGTGGATATCAGTATATGAGTGAAGAAGAGATAGAAGAATGGGAAGCAGGAGGCGACCCATGCGAACACGTTATTAGAATATTCATCTAATATAAAAGGAGAAAAATGAAAAAGGTAGTGGGGCTACTAGTAATTCTATTTACTGCTGCGTTTTTGCCAGCGGTAAGTGCAAACCAAAAACCAGCAATTGCAATTCTAGATACAGCAGTAGATACAACCAAAGTAAATGTTGCATATGAAGTATGTATTATGGAAGAAAAGCGTTGCCCAAATAAGCAGACTTTTCAGGAAGGTCCTGGATCTGCAACAATGATCAATCCAATCAATGGATTTGAGCATGGTACACATATGTCTGCTATTGCACAAAAGGTAAATCCAAATATGGATATTATTTTTATTCGTATTGTTCCAGCAACAAATAGTGGAACTCTTGGTATTTATACAGACAATACTATTAATGAAGCAATGAAGTGGGTTATTGCAAATAAAACTAAGTTTAATATTGTTGCAACATCTATTTCATTTGGATCAAATAGATTTACAAAGAAGGGGCACTATTGTCCTGTAAATCAAAATCTTCGTAATACAATTGTTACATTGCAGTCAATGGGAGTAGCATCTTTATTTGCTGCTGGAAATCGTTATGATAAAACTCGTGTAGACTACCCAGCCTGTATCTCGGAGGCTGTAGCAGTTGGAGCAATTGGAGAGCGTGGAAACATTGAAAACTATAGTAATACTGGTGCAGAATTAGATTTTTATGCTCTTGGCACCCATGATGTAGTTGGAAGACGTATTATTGGAACTTCTGGTGCTACGGCAGCACTAGCAGCATTTTGGGCTAAATCATATCAGGGAGCATATCAGCCAACATATGATTTTCTTAAAAATAATTCTTCTCAACTTGCAGTAAATGTAGGGTAGTGGTATAATAGGTAGTGCACCTGCCAAATGGGGGTGCACTACTTACTCGCTGAAAAGGAGAACAAAATGGTAAGTTCATTTACATTGGATCTTTTTAAGGATCCATTTTTTATTGGTTTCAACCGTGAGTTGGACCGTTTTAATACAGTACATAACGTAGCAACACGTCAATCTTATCCACCTTATGATTTAATTAAGGTTGATGAAGATACCTATAAGTTGTCTGTAGCAGTTGCTGGCTTTACAAAAGATGATGTAAAGGTAACTGTTGAAGATGGAACTCTTATTGTAAAGGGTGAAATTACTACAGAAACTGAAGGCGAAGCAATTCATAAGGGTATTGCAACACGAAAGTTTACCCGCACATTTGCTCTTGGTGAATATATGGAAGTAACTGGGGCAGAGATGAAAGATGGAATGCTTCATATTGACATTGATCGCATTGTTCCAGAAGAAAAAAAGCCAAAGGAAATTGCAATCAAAGTTGCTAAAAAGTAATATACAATAGTAGAACCCCACACAGGACTTAGGGTGGATTAGTTACCTACTTTATATTCCGTGGCTATTGTGCCTGGATTTCCCTGTGTGGGGCTTGTATATTTTGATATAATATTAAGTGCTATGACTGAAAAAGAATTAGTACATAGACAAAAACAGCAATACAAAAAAAGGCTGGTAGAGATAAAGCAAGCCAGCGGATGTGTTGACTGCGGAGAAAATAATCATATAGTTCTTGATTTTGATCATGTTAGAGATAAAAAATATAATGTTTCTAGAATGATTCATGACGGTTTTTCGTGGAAGGCAATCATGAAAGAAGTACAAAAGTGTGAAGTTGTATGTGCCAATTGTCATAGAATACGTACATATGCTAGATTGACAACTAAGACAGCATAAGGTATACTTAAGTTATGCCAGTATACGATTATAAGTGTTTGCAGTGTTCTTCTAGCATTGAATTTCAGCGTGGTTTTGGTGAAGATAGAGAACCAGTTTGCTGTGGAAATACAATGCAAAGACAGTGGTCATCTCCTGGCGTTTTATTTAATGGTTCAGGGTTTTATTCAACAGATAATAGAAAGTAGATGTATAATCAAATTATGACAAACATAGTAGAAGATCATCCAAGTGTAAAGCCAAAAGAATATATTTTAAAGGCTATAGATCGCTGTGATAGATGTGGGGCACAGGCATATGTTCAAGTCAAAGGTTCTACTGGTGATCTTCTTTTTTGTGGTCATCATTATGAAAAAATTATGAATGATCCAAACTCTTATACCAAGATGATGGCTTTTATGCTTGAAATTATAGATGAGCGTGAACGATTGATAGAAAATAGACTGATAGGAAGTGCTAACTAATGTATGAGTATTTTGTAAGAGAAGTAAAAAATGTTGTTGATGGAGACACCATTGACGTTATTATTGATTTAGGGTTTGATATTATGTTTGCGTCTCGTGTAAGACTTGCTGGTATTGATACGCCAGAATCTCGTACAACAGACAAAGCAGAGAAGGCTTTAGGTTTAGAAGCAAAAGAATATTTAAAGAAGCATTTAAAAGATGCAAAGTCTGTAGTTATTCGTACAGAAAAGATGGACTCATCTGAAAAGTATGGTCGTATTCTTGGCTGGGTATATGTAAACGGAGAGTCTGAATCATTAAATAATAAGATGATTAATGATGGATATGCTTGGGGATATCTTGGCGAAACAAAAATTAAAGACTTTGATGTACTTAAAAAGGCTAGAGCAAAGTCTGGAAAATGAAAACGATTTATTATTTTACCGCCGAATGGTGCCAACCATGCAAGCGTACAAGACCAATTGTTGAAGAGTTAAATCGTGATCAAACAGTTGCTGGTTTTCAAATTATAGATGTAGATTATAATCCAGAACTTGTAGCAAATTTTAACATTAAATCTGTTCCAACTTTTATTTTATTTGATGATGGAATAGAAATAAAAAGAGAAATAGGTGGAAAAACAAGAGAGCAGTTGGTGGATCTAATTAATTATGAAAAAAATACTGAAACTGATATTCAATCCTGATGGGAAAAATATGATACCAGAAGATCAAAATGCTATAGACTATCTTATCTTAAATAAGGCTCTTGAAGTTGTTGGGGTAGATTCAACAACAGGAGAACTTCTGTATGGATTTACTCCTAAAATAAAGGACATAATGCCAGAATTATATAGGGAGCATTTAAACCACGTTAATTCTGAGATAATGACTATGTGGGAAAAAGGGTTTGTAAATGTAGATTTGTTATCTGATGAGCCTATAGTTACCCTAACAGATAAAGCATTTGATAAAAATGAAGTGGCTAAATTATCTCAGGATCACCGCTGGGCTTTGGATGAAATGAAGCGCCTCATGAAGAGGCGAAACTTCTGATATAATCTATGTATATCTAGGAGGATTATATGCCAGTAGGTGGTAAAGGAAAGCCAGCAGGCGGGTACCGTGCTGGTAAAAAAGGATCTTATGGTTGTGCAGGATTTCCAACTGTAAGTGCTGACGGCACAGTACATGGATGCCATCCAACTAAGGCTAAGGCTCAAGCACAGGCTCGTGCTATTTGGGCAAGTACGGCTAAAAAATTTATAAATGGTGTAGAAAAAGCAATGGTCACTGAAGGTGATTATGTTATGTTTCTTTGCGAAGAAGATGAAATTAAAGTTGGTCAAGTAGAGTTTGTAATGACTGAAGGTACTTATGGACTAACAGGTTCAGAATATGCAATGGAAGCAACGCCAGAAGATCCAGTATTATCTATTCGTATTTTTGAAGAAGAAGACGGTGCTTGGGAAGCAACTGAAGATATTCATGCACACAGAGCATCTGAAGTAGTAAAAATTGAATCATTAATGGTATCAAGAGACGTTGTTGAAGAAATGTCTTCAAGTTCTTCTCCAGAAGAAACAATGCAGTCTTCAATGGATGCTTATGATAATTCAATTGGCAAATCTTATCAATCCGACAATGAAGATGAAGATAAATGGGATAATATGACAAAAGCCTGTTGGGTAGGATATGAGCAAAGAGGCATGAAAGAAAAAGATGGAAGAATGGTTCCTAACTGTGTGCCTGTAAATAAAGCGCAGATGGCTAATGCACCATATCAAGATGCTGAATTAGATAGACAAGATAGTGCAGATATAGAATTGGCTGCTAAACCTAACTATGAAGATATGATTAAGCCACGCAGAAGTGGTTCAACACCAGCAAATCCAAGACTATATGCTTCAGTTGTGCAAGCAGCAAAAGATAAATTTGACGTTTATCCTTCTGCAGTTGCAAATGGCTGGGTAGTTCAAGAATACAAACGTCGTGGTGGTACATACAAAGGAGTTGACATGGACAAGAGAGAATTCTCTGGAGGACAACGTGAAAGAATGGCAGAGGCTGGAACAGCAATGCCTGATGGTTCTTTCCCAATTGGAAATCGTGCAGATCTTATGAATGCAATTCGTTCTGTTGGACGTGCAAAAGATTATGGTGCTGCAAGAGCACATATTATTCGTCGTGCACGTGCACTAAATGCAATGGATATGCTTCCTGAAGATTGGCGTAATAAAGCAACAAAGGGTATGGGAGATTGGTCTGGATCAATTTTTGATCTAAATCCATTTGTAAAATAATGTCTTCTGGCAAATATAAAACAAAACATCCTTTTAACCCCATTCAAATTAAAAATGGCATGATTGTTAGACTTAATAAGAATGGAACAGTTAAATCAATTCTTGGTAAATATGGAGAGTATAAGAAAAATGAAAAGTAAAATTATTCAGCCTTCAGATATGTACAAAGCAGAAACATACACACCAACTTCTGGTATGAAAGCAGCAGCACGTCGTGCTTTGCGCTGGAAAGAAGAAGGTAAAGCAACAGGTGCGGGAACTCCAGTAGGTTGGGGTCGTGCAACAGATATTGTCGCTGGTCGTGCATTATCATTAGATACAGTTAAGCGCATGTATTCTTTCTTTTCTCGTCATGAAGTTGACAAAAAAGGAAAAGACTTCTATAATAATAGTAATCCATCTAATGGAAGAATTATGTGGGATGCATGGGGTGGAGACGCAGGATTCTCTTGGTCTCGTGCAATTGTAGAGCGTGAAAAGAAAAAGTCTCAGAAAGTCTGGGAAGGTAGCGCATTTAGTCCAAAAAGGGGGTAAGTCATGGAAGAACTTGGGGTAGAGGAACTAAAGCAATTAGTTAATTTTTATCGTCAGAAAGCATCTGATACAGAATTTCAATTGCTACAAACACAGATCAGGTTTAATAAACTTATGATCAGCCAAGCAGAACCAGTGCCTGCAACAAAAATAACAAAAACTAAATCTTAATAGTAGGAAATAAGATGGAATACATTTTAGCCATAGGCTTGACTTTTGTATTGTCTTTGGCTATAATTAAACTTAGCACAAGAAAAAGCATGAAAAATATTGGTCGTATCACGTATAGCCAAACATCTATACATGAGAGAACAAAACATTTTATGCCTAAAAATCTATATAAAAAACCAGAAGTGGTTTCACAGTCTAGAAAACATGTAGAAGCACATATGGTAAAAATAATTGTTATAGAGGACAAGGCATACTGGGTTAAAGATAATATCTTTTATGTGGCTGAAACACAATATGGAAACATAATTCCAGAAAGTGTGAAGCCAGTTGACACTGCAGATATGTCTAAAAAAGATATTGACAAAATGCTTTTTATATTGGATAATTTAGGTAAGGGAAAGAAGAGAGATGATAGTAGTAGTACAGGGAACGAGTGACTTTAATGATTATAATGTCTTCATTCGTGCTATGGGCGTTGCTATGTCAAGCATGAAAGAAGATGATCAAGACTTCTTTATCTACTCCGCTGGACCTGCAAGAATTAATTCTATGGTCTCAGAATTCTGTAACCTTTCAGAACGTGGCATGAAGGCAAGAGGAAAAAGAATTAAATACTATAAAGTTCCTATTCAATGGGTTTATGAAAATATGACTTATGTTAATTATTTTGCATTCTTAAGTAAACCAAAACAACCAGTTTCTAAACTTGTTGCAGAAGCAGAACTAAAAAACATTGAAGTTGGAATTTTTAGATACTAGGGGGAAATATGATAGTAACAAATTTAGAAAAAATGGAAAAGATTGTTGCTCGTAACAATAATCTTTCTTGGATTGGTTGGGATGTAGCAGATCGTAAAAGATCAGATGCTGCACGTACTGCCGTCAATGGGGTTAGAGTAAATGGAGTCTGGTACCTTCAGCGCATTTATCCAGTTAACCGCAATGGATGGGATATTCCAAATAAGTATAGGGGATAGATATGAAACAGCATCTGTGGAAAGACGATGCTCTTTGTCTAGGATCCGATACTAATGTATTCTTTGATATTTACGAAGAACAAACTGAAACAAGAGAATTTGTAGACTCTCTTTGTAGAACATGTCCAGTTGCTAATAAATGTTTTGCAGTAGGCGTATCTGGCAAAGAGTGGGGAATTTGGGGTGGAATATATTTAGAGGGCGGAGAAATCTCTAAAGAATTTAATAATCATAAGACTAAAAAAGATTGGTCTTATACCTGGCAAGCACTAACAATGGAGCAATAATGTATACAGATAAAATGCGTATGGCATTTCATTCTATACCCGCTCCTAAAAACTTTGGGGTAAGTCTTATTGACAATGAGACATTCATTACGATAAAATTAGATGAGAGATCATTTATACGAATGACTCATGATGAAAAGTTAGATGCAGTCAAGTATGTATCAATGGTAAAGAAGGCTTTAGAAATGGAAGGGGCAATTGTGCTAGTTACTAGAGAGGTAATTAAATGATTAAACATTTTATAAATTATTTTAAATGTAAAATAAAGGGTCATAATTTAGCAGATGCTGGATCTTGCCCTTTTACAGGATTAAGTTATAAAGTATGCATTGTATGTACAACTACATTTCCTATTGACAAATCCAAGCAGTAATGGTATATTAGAATCATGCAAACTTTTTTACCGTCTAGTAATTTTATTACCTGTGCTCAAATGTTAGACTCTAAGCGTCTTAATAAACAGATTTTAGAAGGCTATCAAATACTCAATGTTTTATCGGGTCAATCTCCTACTGGTGGATGGCGTAATCATCCAGCCGTAAAAATGTGGCGTGGTTTTGAGAAAACTTTGCATATTTACATTAAAGCAATGATACATGAGGCTAGACTTAGAGGTATCAAGACAGATAAAAACGAAGCAAATATACAAGCACTTTTTACTAAAGTGGGAGATTCTTGGGGATCAGGAATGCCAGACTGGTTAACTAATGAGCATACAATGATGCGTGTTGTAACTACTCATAAAGCAAATTTATTTAATAAGGATCCACTATATTATGCACAGTTTCAGCCAGCAACATTTAGTCCATATAATGTTCCATGCTGCTCAACGTGTAAATACTATTGGGTTACACATGTAAAGGAAGATAATGAAAAATAATATCATAACATTTGAAGCGCAAACTGAGCATGTATATGAGGTCAGAGAAAGACCAGTGCCAGCAGCCAAGATGGTTCCTGATTGGTGGAAAGACATTCCAAAGTATGCAAATGACCAAAACATGTTAAAGTTTGATCCAAAAGCAAGTATTACAGTAAAGCAGTGTGCTCCTACAATAGATATGTTAACTGCTGGATACATTCTTCCATTATGGTCTGACCTATATGTTACACAACAAAATAATATTCCATATGTTCAGTGGACCACAGATGAGGAAGTATTAAGTGTATGGTCTGCTGATCAGTTAAGTAGTTTTCAAGTTCCAGATGGTTATAGCCCATCCGCTTTTAAATATTATCATGGATGGAATATCATAACTCCCCCTGGCTGGTCAACATTATTCATACATCCAGTTGGATATCAAAATTTACCAATACGTGTAATTCCTGGCGTTGTTGATACAGATATTTTAACAACATCAATTAATTGTCCATTCTTTATTAAAGAAGGATTTAGCGGTACTATTGAAAAAGGTACTCCTATGGTACAAATGATTCCATTTAGACGAGATGCATGGGAATCAGAGTTTACTAATCCTGGTAGAAACAAAGCATACTTTGAGTCAGAAAAACTATTTACTAAACTTTATGGCTATTATGCTTCAAAAAGAGCAAAGAAAATTTATAAGTAGTGAGCATATTTATATCAATAGCAAGTTATAGAGATCCAGAATTAGTTAGAACTATTAAATCTGCTATTGATAATGCCGCACATCCAGAAGAACTATACTTCTCTGTAGTTCTTCAAGAGTTTGAAAAGTTTGAACCAGATTTATCTTGGGTACCTAGACTTTCTCTACAAAAGATGCATCCTAAGTATGCTAGAGGTGCTGGTTTTGCAAGAGCAAAGGCTATGGAATCGTATGATGGGCAAGATTATTTTTTACAAATTGATTCACACACAATGTTTGAAAAACATTGGGATCTCTTATGCATTAAACAACATGAGTTAGCAAAACTATTATCAAACAATGATAAGATAATTCTTTCTTATTTTCCTCCACCATTTTATGTAGAGACAAATAAAACAATTAATATTATAAAAAATAATAAAACTCAATTGCCCTACCCAACAAAACAAATACCAAAACTTACTAAGCGTAATGAGTGGACTGCTGAAAGATTAGAACTAACTAATAAAAATGTTCCTGAGTTATCTACTACAGTATTAGGTGGATTTATTTTTACCACAGGTAACATTGTACAAGAAGTTCCGTATGATCCAGAGATATCATTTTTTGGAGAAGAGTTATGTTTTGCAGTACGAGCATGGACACGAGGATGGGATATTTATTCTCCTTGCATAACAATTCTTTATCATTTTTATACTCGTGAGGGGTATAGCAAGATATGGAAAGATCGTAATATACGTAAGGTATCTTGGAAAGAACTAGAAGACATATCTAAAGATAAACAGCGCAAGGTGTTGTGTGGAATTGAAGAGGGTATTTTTGGTGTGGGAAAATATAGGCATATTAAACTTTATGAAAAAATGACAGGTATAGACTTTAAAAAAATGTATAACCACTCTGGTGATACAATAGTATTTGGACAAAGGAATTAATATGGAAATCGCACTGGCTGTACTTAGCATCATTTCTTTATCTTTTATGATTGCATATGTTGCTGTAGTAAAAAAACTTAAAACTGTAAGTGATGGATTTGCACAACTACTTGTTGCCTATAGTTCAATGTCAACAGCACTTGAAACTACCCAGTCTTTTGCATCATCTCCAGAAGATCAAGATATTCATAAAGAAAACTTTATTAAATTTTTATCTGATTCTCGTGATTGGGCTTTTGATTATATTGAGCGGTCTCAAGAAACTATAAAAGAAGTTATTGAAGAGTTAAATAGTATTGATAAAAAAGAACTATCAGATAAGTTACTTACACTTTTACCAGAGAACATAGATGATAGACGCTAGGGGTATTCCAACTTGCGATTGCCCAAATTGTGGACAAAATTTATTCAGGGCATTAATATCATTTGATCCAGAAACTTATATGGTTGCTATGTATCATTTGGATATTCAGTGCGATAACTGTGGTGCGCTATGTACCGCACCAACTCCATTGGATCATCCAGAAAATCCAGACAGTGGTAAGGGGGTAAAGGGATGAAAGATATTATATTATCAACATTAACAGGTTTTGGATGCGGTTTAGTATTTGCTGCATTCAAGTTGCCAGTTCCAGCACCGCCAGTTTTTGCAGGGGTGGCAGGAATTATTGGCTTGTGGGCTGGCTATGCTATACTAATAAAGGTTCTATCCTAGGAGGAAAACATGGAACTAAGTAAGAAACATAAAGCAATGCTTGCATCATATGGTCGTTCGATTGTTGGTGCAGTAGCAGCATTGTACGTTGCAGGAGTAACAGATCCAAAGGATCTATGGGCAGCACTTGTTGGTGCACTCATTCCAGTAGCAGCACGTGCAATTAATCCTAACGATGCAGCATTTGGTCGTTTGCCAAAGGCTTCTGTAGTTGAAGAGGCTCTTAAGGCTGCAAAGCCAAAGAAGAAGACTGCTAAGTAATTTAGTTAGTAACTATAAGGCGGGTCTAGCAATGGACCCGTCTTATTTTAATATATCAATATATTTATCTTTAAGTTTTTCAGTAGAAAAGTTATTCATAGCAATTTCAAAAGCATGTTCTTTATCTTTGTATCTACTTCTTTGATTCATAAATTTATCAACCATCTTGCCCAAATGTTTTGGATCTGCAGAATACACATCAAGCATCATTCTAGTTTTTAATGTTCCAGTTTTTTCAGAATTAGCAAGCCACTCCTTTGGTAAAACATAGTTATTAGGAGATATATTAGTCATAAACACTGGCAAACCACTCATTAATGCCTCATTCATTGGCAGGCATAAGCCTGCATATCTTCTTGGCATAATTACTAAATCAAATCCTTTATAAAGATTTTCTCTAACTGGTTCATCACTATGATCCACCTTAATCCTAGAATCTTTGGTAGAAATATTAATATGTGTTTGGGTTTTGATAACAAGTTCGTAATCTGTTTTTGAGTATCTTAACATTTCCAGCACTGAATGAGTGCCGTTTCTATCTTCAGATGCAGCCTTTCCACCTACATGTAGTACTCTAAAATGATCTTTAGACATGTTTTCTTTTCTTACCTCATTAAATTTTGTGTGATCAATTGGTGGCGGTAAATGCAAAACTTTTGCTTTATCTGAAAATAACTCCTGCATATGATCAAAATACCACATGCTAGGACCAAGCAAAATATCTGGTACAGATATTCTAGGATTAACAACCATATCTAAAAACTCATAATTATATTGCAATACTGTTTTAACGCCCATCTTTCTAGCAATATCTACAAACTGATTATTATAAAATGTTTCACAGGTTAAAACAACATCAAGCCCTTTTAGAAATGCAGATATATCTCCAGCCTTTGGAAAACCCCTTACAGGATAAATATTATATTTATCATACCACTCTGGGTGCTGTTTATTTTTATTAAAAGAATGAGAGTTGATAAGCATAACCTTTGTAGGATTTAGCATATAAGTTAATTCTCTTGTTTGATTCCCAAGACCAGTATTATCTGATCTTACAATTATTCCTAGGTTCACTCTTTATATCCCCAGACTTCATCATCTGCAGTAAATTTTCTTGTTCCCTCACGTCCGTCTAAATGATAAGATCTTTTTATGTTACCTTCAGGATGATAGATCCATAGTTTATGTTTCCACCATGGGTCGTCTTGAACTTTTCCATGAAATCTATCTTCAATAAAAGTTTTTTCATCAGAGAAGGGTAGAACTATTTCTCTATAATATTTTGCTAAACTAAGATGTGGTCTTTGGCTCCATTGATTTGTTTTCATAAAACCGTTTTCAATACCAAACATTAAATGTTCGTGTTCTTTAGGAATGGATGCTTCAAAATGAAACCTAATAGTATTGGCACTATTGTATTCCATCATGTCTAAACATTTCTGCCAATCAATTGGCTGATCTGATGTAAGCGGTGCATCTCCCTCAACATATAAAAGTGCTGAAGTGTTCACCATATCAATAGTTCTTTTCATCATTGTAGTCTGATGACAATGTTCGTCAAATATTACTGGTAAAACATTTTTCCATTCATGTATGCATTTCCAAAGTACACGATTTTTAAACTCATTGTAATCTTCTTTGCGGCTTGCTCTTTCTTCTCTAAGCCCATCAATTTGAAGGATAACCTCATTCTCTGGCAAATGGGTACGAATAGAAGCAAGTGTTTCATCAAGTATGCGGGTATCTGGATGACTTGGCAATACAGAGGTAACAAGTATAGCCGTAATATCACTCTTGTTCATGAAGTTGCCTCATAACCTTAAAACCAAAATCTCTTTTATATTTTAACCACCAACAAACTACTTGATGCATATTATTAGGATAGTTAGAAATAAGATCTGGTAGAAGTTCATTTAATTCATTCCAATTATCTACTATTGGAAAAGGTAGATCTTTAGGATAAATATATTTAAAATAACTATCAACTTCTCCTTGAGAGTTTCTTCCATCTCCAACAGGCATACATAACATTTCTATAGCCTCAAAAAATCTAAAAGAATCAACTACTACAGCACCCGCTGGCGCAGGGGCTATCTTTGCCTTTGAGAGCGTCTTATAGTATTCCTTTGGTGTATCACCCTGTGCAAAGCCTTTTGTGGGCTTATAAAGGGCATTTGGAAGGGTTTGCATGACCTCTCCTAGTTGCTTTCTACGTTGATGTGTAACCTGTCCACCAAAATAAACGTCATAATCTTTGCTAGGATAATCTGGCTTTTCAGCCTTTAAATGCTGTGGAACACCAATAAAAAACTTTTGATATTTTTCATGTTTTTTGTGGGGGTATTGAACCCATATCTTAATATTAGGATGACTAATAAGATCTACATTAAATGTAGCAGACTCGTCTCCAGTAATAAATAATACTACTCTATCAAGATTACTAAGTTCCTTATTAATTAGTTCTTCTTTACCCGCATTACCTTGACCAGGAATTACTACAAATGCTCTTTCATCTTTTGGTATATTTTTTACAACTAATTGATCAATGTGATGACGTTCAAAAGTTTCTTTAAGCAAACCGTAATCCCATTTACCATCAGCAGCATCTAAAGGATCAATAGAAAATATATATGCTTTAGGCTGGTTCATAATAAAAATGAACCTCATGTTGATAATCTAAAAGATATTCTTTATATCCAATGCCTTTAATAAACTGTCTTAAATCATATAGATATTCTTTCCAATACATCATCATAAATTCTGGATGACCAGATAACCAAATTTTTGGTCTAAATTCTCTCATTGTTTTTTCTGCACCACCAAGAACACGCCATTCACTTCCCTCAACATCAAGAGAGATTACTGTTGGTGGCTTTAATCCTTTTTCATAAACAAGAGTATCAATTTTAGTTTGTCCATATTTATCTGCTTCATACTGAAGTTCTTTAAATCCATGCGCTGCCTCAATAGGAGAATCAGCCTCTGGTGGAAACTCGCTGTAATAAATTCTTGCTAACTTATTATCTTTATCTGATGCAAATCCAGGAATACAGGCAAGTGGCATTTTTAAATTATTAGCACTCCAAAGTAATGGAAAGTGTGACCAAACTTTTGGGTTAGGCTCAAATAAAACAACCTCAGCACCCCACATCTGACATAATGCTGGCATCTCTCCTTCTTCAGCACCAACATAGTAAACAACATCGTTTTCACCAATATTTTCATGCATAGACTTTAATCTTGGTTTCTCCCAACCTTGTGGTTGATACCAGTCTGGTCTATCTGCCCTATGCTTTGGTAATGTTATTTCAAACTCTCCGTTTATAACGGCTTTAACCATCTCTGTCATAGGTTTAACTCCCTTATTATTGTTGCCCATCTATGAACATATGTATGTTCTTTTTTAGTTCTTTCATGTCCAGCGACCCTTATCTTTTCACGTTCTTCATCATGCTCAAGATAATAATCTATTTTGTTTTTTAGATCTTTAAAGTTACCATGTTCATAAAAAACAATTTCTTCTTTATCTACAAATAAATCTCTTAGTCCTTTAATATCAGGGTAGATTGTGAACCCACCACGACCAGTACTTTCAAATAGTCTATCACTTGTATAATACGGATAGTCAAAATTTAAATTTAAACTATCTCCAATTGCAATCTTACTTTTAGCATAAATCCTATTTAACTTTTCTCCACGCACAGTTCCAGTATCGCCATCTCCACCAACATGTAAAAATCTTTTGCCATAGGTTTGTCTTAGATAGTCAATTAACATTGGGCGATATGGATATTCTGGGTGATAACCCTTACTTCCAACAAATATAATGTCATGCTCGTAACCATTTCCATAAGAACTATCTAAATAACACTCTTCTCCATATACCCCAGCAGGAAGGTAGTGTCCTTTTACTGATGTATTATCATTAAACCAATCAGCCATAAGTTTATCTACAGTAAAGAAGTGACCAATTGTTCTATAAAAATTATCATTTTCTAAATCTTTTTGTCGTTTTAGTCCAAACCAAAGATCAAGATGATAGGTCATTGTTGGTATGCCAGCCTTCTTTAATTCAGTTAAAACTACATCCATAGAAGGTGATCCTGGAGTCTTCCAGCCATGAGTATGAACCCATACAAATAAATCGCTTTGTAATGCTTCAGCAAGAATAACATTGCTCTTAGCCTTTTGCTCCTGCATTTTAACGACGGTATGCCCAAGAGCCTCTAATGATTTAGCATGATGCGTTTCACTACTGTAGTCAACACTAAAGTTACCTAAGAATACAATTTTAGCCAATATTACCCCTTTTATATAATTATAGCATCAACTATATGAACAACTTAATAGTTCTAGTACCTAATGGATTTATAGTAAGCCTACAGTTTTTAATCCAATGATCGCTTCTATCTCTTTTGTGTACTGCCATAAGCACTGGCTCATATCCGTAAACAGGTATCTCTCCATTCTTAATAGTATAGTGAGATCCAACCAATTCACAGTATTCATTCTTAAATATAAGTTGTAAATCTCCTTGCATTACAGCCTCAACATTGTTTCTACCAAGCACTTGACCAAAATCATTACCAAATACGGCAAGATGTTTTAGTCTTTGATCTGATATTTTTCTTGCTACTGTTGACGCTGGTGGAAGACTGTCATTAAAATTTTCTTTCAAAACAGAAATAAAATCTTGAGTCTCAGGATGTAAAAATATTTCTTCTTGAAATCTTTTTGATGTACCAGACCACTGTTGGAAGTCTCTAGGGCTTATACCATCTTTATGTGATACAAAACCTACTTCTTTACCATCTAAGTCTATGAAACAAAAATCAGCCTTGGATTTATCTTCTAAAGATTTTATTGACCTTACATTATATATATTATCTATAATTTTAATTGGCACATATTCTAAGCCACTTTCATTTTTAATACTATCCATTAAACATGCAATATTAAATATCTGTTCATCTTGTTTTGCTGTTGTATTTTGTGTTCTAGTAGAAAAATCTGAGTCTTTATAAAGCATACTTAATGGAACTAAATCATTAGTTTCAGTTGGTAATTGTATTGATCTACCAACTTTATAATTATTTAAATCGTCAACTGATAAAATATTTTCTAAAATAGATTTATTTAACTTAACAAGTATATCTGTATTAACAAGATAAAACCCTTGACCAATGCCTATTCTATAGACAAAGGTCTGAAAGTTATTGCGCTTAGACAATTCTTTAATTGATAAGTGTGCCACGAGCCTCCTGTAGGATTTGAACCTACGACAACCCGCTTACAAGGCGGGTACTCTACCCCTGAGTTAAGGAGGCAAATGCCAGCCACAAAGTCTCCGCTGGCTGTTATTACCTAGTGGGGTAGCAGAGCAATCTCCTTCGGTCTGAACACCTTCGTATGATGCGCCCACGAACTCAGTTTCAGTAATAACGATCTCCATAACATTGTTCAGATGTTATTTCGAGTATCTCCAGAGAGAATTGAACTCTCGTTTACACCGTGAAAGGGTGTTGTCCTAACCACTAGACGATGGAGACTTAGCGATCCGTATGAGACTTGAACTCACGACCTCCACCGTGACAGGGTGGCGTTCTAACCAACTGAACTAACGGACCTTGGAGCGAATAGCGAGAATCGAACTCGCACATTAACCTTGGCAAGGTTACGCACTACCACTATGCAATATTCGCTTGGCTGGTCTGGTAGGACTCGAACCTACGACCCAGGCATTAACAGTGCCTTGTTCTGCCAACTGAACTACAGACCATTATTTATTTAATATTGTATTTCCAATTATCATACAGTCTATCATAGAAAACTCAAACAAGTCAATAGCATTCTCAGGATATCCTGCAATTGGTTTTCCATTAATGTTTAAACTAGTATTCAGAATTAATGCATGTCCAGTCAACTTATAAAATTCTTCAATTAGTTTTCTGTATGCAGATCCATCATTTTCTACCGTTTGAGTTCTACAAGTGCCATCAACGTGAGTAATTGCTGGGAACGTATCAACCTTAAAGTCATTAGTAAATAGCATGTGTGGATCTTTTATATCATATTTAAAATAATCTAGTACATGCTCAGATAAAACAGATGCTCCAAATGGTCTATAGTTTTCTCGTTTTTTAACAGAATTAATAATTTCTTTTCCAAGCGGTATAGCAGGATTCATTAATATAGACCTATGACCCAACGCTCTAGGACCAACTTCCCCATGTCCCTGATACCAACCTACAATCTTATTTTCTGCCAACATTTTGGCTGCATACTTAATTGTTTCATCTGTAGGCTCTGTGCTTGGAGCATAATCATTTTGACAATATGGAAAGTTTTCAAGTTTAAACTCAGGAAGATCGTGATATTTTCTTAACCATTCAATTGCACCTAAACTACATCCTTCATCACTAGAATGTGGTGGAATAATTATATTAGGAAAATTATGAATTAGTTTTGTATTCCATACAACATTTTGTGCTACTCCTCCAGAGTACGAAACACTTTCTTCTTTATTAATATACTTACTAAATAGTTCTACTAAAAGATCCCCAACTCTTTCATGCACAGTTCTAATCCAGTCAAGAGGGGTAAGATTAGTTAACAATGGATCTTTCATGTAGTTATTCCATCTAGTCAAGTCAAATATGGCATTAGCATTATCAATTCCAAACTCATTAATTTCTTTTAAGTATTGGTCATGAACCCTTCCGTATGACTGTAAGCCCATAACTTTGCCAGCATTGTCAAGCGAACTCACTTTGTTTACACCAAGCCACATAGCAGCATTGTTCATATGAAACCCAATTGATCCAGCGTCAGCCTCATATACACTCTTTATAACAACATTATTTTCAAAAATTGTACATGTTTTATTATTTCCCATGCCATCTATAACAACTCTAACTCTTGGAGAATTATTCTTATCTTCTAGCATCCATGTGGATAAGGCGTGAGAATAATGATGGCTTATATGCCATGCATTTTTTATACCAAAAGATTCAAAAGGATTGTATTTTTTTGGTATTCTATAAAATAACACTTCTGGTCTTGTTAAATCAAACTCTGGGTCTATGTTTTGAAAAAAGGTAGCATAGTCATAATCAATAACAATATCATCTATTTCATCTAATTTAAAGTTCCATAGTTCTTGAACATCTTTAAATATTTCCCATCTATTTTCATATTCAAAGTGTTTAATTTGTTTTGTTCTTTCAAATTTATGATAGTGTAGTTTTTCTCCATCAAAATATGCTGCATTATGATCGTGATGTTGCATACCTATTGCCAATAGTTTCATTTCTTTTTATCCATTCTGCTTTTTATTAAATTAATTGCAACATCTATTCCTTCAGAATATGCTTCAACATCATCTTTCATCCAAAGAAGATTGCCATCTTTATCAAAACTTGACCCACGATAAATCTGATATTCAACTTTGGTTACTTCAAGTAGTTCTAAAAGTTGTTTGCGTTCAAAAGCAACAGCCTTTTTACAGCCATTGCATGGACAAGCCCAATCACCTCTTTGTGGAGTTTGATTTGGATCAGCCATTTTCGGGCTTCTTAATCTTTCCGCTAGTCATAGCATCCCAATATATGTTGTAATAGTTTTTATCAAATGAAAATGTTTTCATATGCTGAACAGTTGCACCAGTATGTGCGTACAATTGGAATCCTGCTTTCTTAAGATTGCGACAGAATGAAACATCTTCACTAACAAACTTATTAGCAGCCTGTTGGTTTTCTCCAAACACAGAAATATCACCAGCAACAGCCTTTACTGGATCAATAATTGAGCGGTGCATTAGCATAAGTCCAAACCCAGCCACATCTACTGGAACAACCTGATTTTCTGGCAAAGGATGTAAAACTTGTGTTTGATAAATATCACCTGTTTCTAAATACAACGCTGGCATTGGTCTCATAAGAGTTTGTTCGTTTTCTGCAGAAACAAAATATGTCCCCGTTACAACTGGCTTAGTCTTTTTATCTGCAACTTCCCAAAGCATTTTTACAACTTGTGGGGTAATGATAATATCAGAATCAACCCATAACAACCATTCACTATCAGATAGGTCTGCCCAAAAATCCCATAAAGATTGTCTTTGACGTGCAATCTGATTACCATTAACACGAATAGTGTTAATAATATTTAATCCAAATTCTTTTCCTTGAATGACAGTATTAACAATACCGCTTGCAAAACGTCCTTCTACAACTCCGTTATCGCACCATCCAATTGTTATTCTTTCTTTTACGCTGTGTGGCATATTATCTCCTATAGATATTCTTTCTTTTTCCAAATTTTATCTCTGTAATAATTAAAAAACTTTCTTTGTGATGAAATTTTTTGATCATTAGCAATTTTGAGAAGTTCTTCATTTCTTTCTGCTTTCCAAGTTTCTCTTTTGAATGGAATAATCTGAAATAAAGGAGTTCCTATTTCAATGATACCACTAAAGTCCTTTTTAAGCAAAAACGGTACATTACCAGAAGTCATAATATCATCGGCATCTACAATTCCTGTAAGTGTAACAAAGGGCAAGTCATGCCTATTAAATGGGTGAGTTACAATAGCACTGTAACCATCTGGTAATTTAAAGCAGTATGGAGACTGCCATGCAAAACTATCATCAGTAAACTCATCTGTTGTAGTTAAAAAATGTTTATTTTTACCACGGTATAAAATAGGATCTGGTCCGATTGTCCATCTAAAATTATGATTACCAGTATCACCAAGATTACAATAAACGTCTGACCATAGTGTAACGGTATAACCAGTGTTCATTGCATCTAAAAATGGTACACATGATTTGACATTTTTAAATGGCTCTATGCCATCATTAAAGACTATATTCTTTTTGTTAAAAGTTGGTATATCTTTATACCATGTGGGTATAGAGTTTTTAGAAGGTTTTATATCTGGAATTGCTGTACCATCTGCAGCAAACTCAATGATTCTTTGTTTCATTTATGATCAGCCTTTTTATGGCGGTATAAAGATTGATGAGCAAAAATACCCCAACGAACTTCTATAGTTTTATTGCATAAATCACAAATAACTACTCTACCCTTTTCCATACTTCTATTATATACCTACCCCTAGGTTTTGTCAAATTAACCTACTTGGTTAACAGTTACAATAACAGAAGGAATTGACGGATGGCGATTTGCACCACTGCCAGTTCCAGGCTCTGCTTCTAATTTTATAGTTGTAGTATCAGCAGACCACATTATTTGATAATAATCATTTGTACTAGCATTAACAAAAAAGTTCCATGCTGCAACATAATAAGGATTATTAGTGTTAACAATTACTTTTGTATTTGTATCCTCTATTGCTGTACCGTTTTTTGCAAGCCAAATATTTACTGTGCTACCAGATCCTCCACCGCCAGTGTGGTGCCACTGATCAGAAAATGCAATATTGTATTTACCAGCATATAAAAAGGTAATTTTAGAATTATCTACTAACTGAATTCCATCTTCCCAATCAATATTATTTAATGTATGTGCTTGAATAGATCCACTTGTTCCAGTTTGATCTACAGTGCTCCAATATGATGCTGAATATCCAAATCCTCCAGCAGGACCAGGATCTCCTTGTGGACCTTGCGGACCAGTAGGACCTTGTGGACCTTGTGGACCAGGTACGCCAACATCTGGTGGATTATAAAAACGTGCCATTACATTCCTTGTTCTAGATTAGTCATAAGAATAGAAGCAGATAATCCACTGGTAGAACCAAGGGCATACAAAGCATCTCTTCCATTTAATTCAATTGAAATTGCATGGCTAGGATCAATTCTAAAACCATAATTTGCGTTAGTTAAATTTGATCCGCCAAGATAAACATATCCTGTAGCGTTGATATTTTGCACTGTGATATCAACTCCAGAGTGTGTTCCTGCAGGACTTAGCAATAAAGGTGAAGTTGTGCTAAGAGCAACTATTCTGTTTGTTGTCATATGGTGAGTATAACACCATTAGTGAAAACTATCACCACAAGAACATGTTCCTGTAGCATTTGGATTATCTAGAAAAAATCCTTGTTTTTCAATGGTATCAAAGTATTCTATGGTAGCCCCATCTAGATAAGGCAAAGATAGATTATCTACTCTAAGATCAAACCCATCATAACTAAACACGCTATCATTATCACGTTTTTCGTAATCAAAATATGTTTGATGTTTTAGCCCTGAGCATCCTCCAGGCATTACAGTAACACGTAAGAATATTTCATGATTAGGGATAGCAATTTGTGTACCCTTAATTAATTCTCTAACCTTCTCCTGTGCTGCCTCTGTTAGTTTCATCTGGCATCCTTTCGTTTAATCCTCTGGCTATATCTGCACAAACTTCAAAAGCCTTTTTAGTTCTACGACTTTTTGTTTTGCCGTGTGTAGCCCATACTTCATAAGTATACTCAATATCAAGAGCAATCTGCTCTCGTATTTCTTTTACTGTAAAAACAATGAACTCCCAGACTTGCTTCTTCTGCTCGTCTGAGAGTTCCTCTGTCCAATTAGGCATTAGCCTTGACCCATGGATCTTCTCCACTCACTGTTGCCATAGCAGGCGATGGAACTTCTTTTGCAATTGTGTGAAGAGTTAGAGCAATTGATTCTGCATTAACTTCATAGGATGTTCTTGCATTGCCACTGCTGTCTTTCCAACTTTCTTGATAAATTGTTCCAACAATTGTTACTTCTTGTCCCTTTTTAAGGTTAGCAAGTGCTTGTTGTCCAAGAGTTTTCCAAGCCTTTACTGTCCACCAAGATGTGTCTTTATCTTCCCACTTACCCGTTGTTTCATTCTTTACTCTGTCGTTTGTGGCAACTGTAAAACGTGCTCCAGACTGTCCAATAGCCTCTGGATCTTTGCCAAGTCTTCCAACAATAGTTACTTTAGGATTCATTTATATCTCGCTCTCTATATTTTAATTAGACCCTTATTATAAGGATATCACATATCGTCTTCTTTTTCAAATTCCTCTAACGCTTCTTTATTATTATAACAATAAAGGCAAGCCCCATTTTGTAGCGGGGTATTACAGTCATTACAGTATTTTAAGAAGCCCATACGCCAAGTAAAAAGCCTATAATAAATACCATAGTCAAGATTTCTCTCCAATATGTGAAAGGATCTCTCAAGTCCTCATGTTTCATTACTTACCCCTGATTGCTGCGATGGCAAGCATTTTAAACCCAAGAGCATTTAGTTTGCTACCATCTATATCTATATCTTCTAATTGTTTAATAATATCATCCTTAACTGCTTTCACAATTTTATGTGTGCCGTTGCAGTCTGGATACTCAGTTGAATAACCACATTTACATTGTCCCATATAAAGAGTATACCTTATAGCAAAAATAAATGCAACTATGATAGAATAATTCTTATGTGTCCAAAATGTCATGTAAAACTATTACCAATTATTTATGGTAAATTAACGCCAGATCTATTAGACATGCAAAAAAGCGGAAAAATAATTCTCGGCGACGGTAAGTATGTTAAAGGCAAGCCAACATCACTATGTATATCTTGCGAAGAAGCATTTGATGTATTAGTTTATATGGACTGACATGAGAGTAATCATTCCAGCAGCAGGAAAAGGTACACGTTGGAATAACTTTCGTAATACCCCAAAACATCTTGCAATAATAGATGGCGAACCACTGCTAAACAGAACCATTAATCAGTTTAATAAGTTTAGCAATGATATAGTCGTAATATCTAAAAACAATATAAGTATAAATGCTGCCACTGAATATCCTCTTGAAGGCAACTGGAATGATGCAGCCAAACTGTACTCATCAGTCCATCTGTGGGGGGAAGATAGAACAATTATTGCATTTGGTGATGTTTGGTTTTCTGATCAAGCGGTAGAGACAATAGCAAATAATATAGATCCAATACAGTTTTTTCTACGCCCCAAAGCATCAAAAATTACTGGCAAAAAATATAAAGAAATATTTGCATTGAGTTTTGACGGGGGACAAAAAGAGTTCGTTCGTAATGTCCTACAGCAGGTAATAGAAGAAAACAAAAAAGGTCCTGGAACATACCTGTTGTATAAAAAGATAAGGAACCTTGAAAGCCTACGGGTACAGCATCACTTTACAAATAAATCAAACTATGTTGAAATCAACGACTGGACTGAAGACTTTGATCATCCGCAAGATCTAGAAATATGGGAAAAGCGGCGTTTAAAGTTCGGCGCAAAATAGAACCCCACAACCAACATTTGCCCCTTTGCAGGGCAATATGGTTGGGGTATATCAATCAATGCCTATTGCTTCATAATCATCTATATGATCATCTGTATCCCTCATAATGGGAATAAACTCATTCTTTTCTCTGTATAGACTCATATCTATATTATACAGAAAGGGAGCAGTTTAGACTCATGCTCAGGAGTGCGCCTCCAGAAAGGGAGAGGCGACTTATCCGCCAGAAAGGGAGCGGATGCTAGAAGAGGTACGACCACACGGTAAACCATCAGCCGTTCATGCCTTCTAGATATAATTATAGCAAAGTGTTGGCTAGTATGTCAAATCCCATTCAATGTCATTTATACTTAGCCATTCAAGGCATGTAGATATTTTATCGTAAATCATAATCTGGATCCACTGTTCCTGTCTTCTCCCAATATGGGATACCATTCTCGTCATAATCAGAGCCAAGCCTATCCATTAATTCTTGGTCTTCATCATCAAAAGATATATCGTAATGTGTTCCCCATCTACTATATGGCTTATCTAAAACATTGTATAGCCAGTTATAGGTTCTAATTCTAAGATGGTCAAACTTCGGCGGTACAAAGGAGTTATCCTCATCATACTCATTCTCATATATATAATATATCCTTAATGACCTAGATAAGAACATATGGGATATACGGTGAAATATCTGATTGGCTATAAACCTCAAGATTAGGTTATTGGTTTGATGCTCAGGAATGAATTGCATATGACAAGTATAGCCTAAATGTCCTGATTTGTATACCCCGTTTTCCACAAAATCTCATAGTTATCCACAGGTTTATCCACAAAAATATATTACTGATTATATTTTCATATACTATAGGTGGAGGAAAAGGGAGGAAAGTGGGGAATGGAACATCTTTAGAAGATGGATCGTAATGCGACAGTTCAAACCAACCCAGTTCCCAAACCCCATATCATATAAAACCTTATATGTCAAATAGCCAAATAGCCTGCATAATACCATATCAAACCATATTTGTCAAATGATTTGTCCCAAATTATAGACAAAATGTGGTTTAAAAATGTTTAAAAACCATAACAAAATGTTATAAAACCATATAAAAATGTTTTAAAATGTTTGAAAATCAGGGAAAAATAAAGTGTTTTCGTAATGTTTTATATAGAGGGATTTGGGTATATCTTTTTGTACCCCGCCAAACTTTCAGGGATTTTTTGAAAAGGGTTCTTAATGTTTTTTTGGGAAATCTCACGCCCCTTCGGGGCTGCCGCCATTCGGCGGCGGTATATAAAAGATCCTTGACAAACATACCTATATACAGTATAAGGGATATAACCCTGATTTGACAAATAAAAATTTGTTTGATAAAATGCTGGGATTTTTTATGTTTGATCGTAATAAAAATTCTGGGAAAAAAATACTATCTTCGTAATAAAGTGTTTGGAATTTGAAAGATAGGGTCGGGGCGCAGCCCACAGCATAGCACATCTGCTGCAGGCTGTCAACCCTACTCTACATTATTAGATTTATCAAACATTTCATTCAATGATTCATAGTCTCCTTCTAGATCTAACTCTAATGCAGCACATAACAAATTAAATGTTTCTTCTATATACATTATTGCTTGATCAGCAGGTTTAACTAATTCAGTATGAACAAAATATGCTAACGGGAGTCCAATGTCATTATATTCTATAAAGTCACTGAACTGTTCTTCATCTCTAAAGTTAATCCAGAGATCTGATAATATACCCGCTTTGTTAGCGAAGTTGGTCGCCATAGTATTGTCCTATCTGCCTATACTCTGATACAGTCTTGTTGTATTCAGTTGCTTCTAATACCTCCAGCACACGAGCATAAACTACATATGGCTGTGTTGTTGCTAGATATTTTCCAACTGCCTCAAGGTCAAGACCAAAGTCAGATACAAGTCTGCCAATAGCAATAGCAACCTTTTCTTCTTTTGATATTCCTAGCCTAAGACCTCTCAATATACGCATACCTCCATTCTACCAAAAAAGGTGGGGAGGCGCAAGACCCACCACAGCCTGCGCCTCACCCTGTGTGCGGAGTGACCCATTCTCCGTCTTCTCAGATAAATTTATTTTGAGATAGCCATTCCATGATAATTAACAAACTCATCAAATGAATGCCAGTCTTCACCATTGCCTACAGTATTATCTGTAAAATCAATTGTGATTGGTGTGTCCATGAATGCCTGGTCCGTAGGGTCACACCCATAGATACCAAAGCCAGTCTCGTCCATGATGTTATCCTGAATTAAATAACTAATTGCCATACGGGTACCATATGAAGGGTCCGTCCACCTAGGTCTTGCATGATTCAATGCCGCTGCCAGGTCTGGATACAACGAGTCCTCACCCCAGTGGCTGTATAGTGCCACGGCATGGTCCTCACTAGTTTTAAATACAAATGTACAACGTGCTCCCATTATTCTTCTTCCTTTCTTGCTGCTATTGCGAATGATAAATCATATGTCAAACTATATAGATGAGCATATGCGTCACACATACCCTCCCAATATTTACGTTCCATAGAATCCATAGCCTCTTCAGTTTCATCCTCCAAAGCCTGTGCATTAATTAGTTCTTGCTCTGCCTGCAGCATGAGAACTTTTAGGTGACCGTGCATGATATCGATACCGCTGATATCATGGTCTACCTGTTTTTGCAGGTATGGTTCTAATGTTGTTGGTGATATTTCCACTACTGTTCCTTTCTGAACTCGTCAATTGTAGATAGAATATGATAGCAGGCAGCAATGGCACCTGCCAAATACTCTTCCATGTACGTATCCTCATTTGAATACATACCACCTGCTTCATATTTAGTATGAATGTTTTCAATATCTTGCTCCATGCTAAGAGCATGTAACTTGATATATTCTACTAACTTGTCAATCATTGCTTACCTTTCTGTATTCTGGCACATTGTCCAAGTATACCTTGTGGGTATCACATTCCGCAACACAGTCAAGGTCTGCTTCCCCCATATAATTACACTCTGAACAAATCTCACCACAATCATTTTCACAGTATTCTAAACTATTTAGTGAATCACAATCTCTACATTTGTTTTCATATGATTCTTCTTCAGTAGCAATACCGTTATTGAAGTTGACAGAACCACCCCAACCAGTTTCTTCCTCATAAGATAGATTCATCTCTAGGCTAGGATACTGTTCTGATAGTTTAGTTATAGCCTCAACAGGTGGAGACCAAGCAGTATTAAACTTATACCCCACAGAACTATCAGTCTCTTCATATAACTCAGTCTCAGGATACTCATCACCGTCACGAACTGCAACATCCCATTTGGTTCCCCAGTTGCGAACATTCCAGTCGTACCAATGGTTGCCCTTGAACATAAGAGATTCTTCTAAAGGCAGGGTATGGTCAGGTTGCTTTATGTAATCCTCATCTGAGATACCGTCTTGTCTATGATTATATATATTATGAAATGCAAAGACAGGGTTTGAATAACTTGTTTCTGATATTTCCATTTGTTTTGTATTCATATTCCATGAATCATGGCTCATGACAAATGGTTTGTTGAGTTGTCGTTTTACATCTGCAACCAAGGCTTCATCACCTGATATGTCAAGATAGTTATAGCACCAGTTAGGCATTACTTAACCTCCTCATCTAGTTCTACTTCCTCTTCTTCTTTTTCCCATACCTCAATAGAATAAACTTCGCCTGAGTAAGCGTGGTCTTCATAGTGCCAACCAAGTTCCTCTGCTTGTTCCTCAGTCTCTGCTTCTACTTCATAGAAATACTCTACTACTACCTTTAGGTCATACATTGGCATTTTCATTTTCCCTTTCTGTTAGAAAATAATACATAGCGCAATCACGGCAATCACAATACGAATCGTGATAGGCTACAGTTTTGGTGAGTTCCTCTAAGTAAATGTCCATAGTCTTATTTTCCCAAAATCAGGGGTATAAGTCAAGCCCTCGTAATGTGACTTTCGTCACACCCTTGGACAATCCTCATATGGAAATAACTCTTGCTCTTCACAAGCACAGAAGTCAAATAAATCTACTTGTGTTTGATGAGTTAACTCTGCTAGATCTGACCAGTATAAAACTTTATCCATTAGTCAAAGTACCCCTCTGCCCATAGACCTTGAAGAAATAAAGATACTTCATCTAGTCCCCTAGCAATACCTGAATTGCCTAATTGCTTAGAAGCAATGTTTACATTAGCAATCATCATGTCTAAATCTGATTTTTCATAACCTAGCATGTATAAACCTCTATTACTTTAAAGAAAGAATGTAAAGCACAATCACAGTCTCCACCATTCATATTTTCCATAAAGTCCATATGGGAATAATTATCCTCATATACTTTAATAATTAAGTCGTCTACTAACATTTTTATACCCTTTCCTGTTGTAAATTATACGCTTCAAGGGTAGTTACGTCAACTTCTAGTTCTACGCCAGGGTATACAGAAATCAAATGGTCTAAAGCCTCTCCAGCAGATCTATATTCACTATAGTTAGAAGAATGTCCTAAGCCTGTATATACTGTTGCTTCCCAGCAATCCTTGCCTCCTGGAGAAACAGAATATTCCATTTCATATAATTCAACTTTCATTTTTATTTCCTTTCTTGGTGTAAATATAGAATACCAAAATTTCGGGAAAAAATCAAGTCCCTCTTAATAAAAAAATTTTAAAAAATAATACTATCATTCTTAATAAAAGGTACAAAACGGACACCCCCGACCCGTCTCACATATTAAGATTACAATTTCAATTTATGATCTGCAAAAAAAATAGTGAGCAGTTTTTACACTTGCTCAGGTGTTGAATTAGTTTACACTAATTCTAATGTGTTGCGAACAATAGTTAGCAAACGATTTTTTTCTGCTGTGATAGATGGGTCAAATCCACTAGCAGCAGCGAGAATACTCTCGTTATTGCCACCACGAGCAGAACGATACCAGTCAAGGCGCTCAGTTAGAGCATTGAACGCACCCCAAGCAGTGTTAGCAATCATGCCATTGAATTCGCCAGTGTAAATATCGTTGATTGTATCAACTTTATTTTCCCACTTCTTGATTGCGCCCTTAGTATCTTTCTCAGGCTTTGGATAAGCAGCAAGAATGATTTTATTAAAATCAACGGCTGTGATTTCTTTCTGAATCATTGCGTGTGCCATCTTGTCGAATTCATCCATGTAGGTATTGGCAAGACCAAGAGCCTCACGAGCAATAGCGACTTTACCTTGTGCTGTCTGAGTATGGCGAATCTTGAAAGATTGCTTGATACCTTTATTACGCTTACGACCTACGCCACCAAGAGCAAGGTTGAGAGTGTTAGCGCACACAACACGAACGGGAGTGATTGACGCTTGAATAGCAATAGAGCCATCGTGTGATGTGTTGATAAGAAGATAAGTCTTTACCTTATCTGCAACACCATTAGGGTCTAGCACTGTCTCACGCTCAAGAGCAAGAGAGCCAAATACTACACGACCACCACGAATAGCGCCAGCAGTTTCCCAACGACCACCACCATCTAGGATATTGTCACCAAATGAAAATAAATCTTCATTCTGTAGAACATGATAACGCTCACCTACAACACCAAGAATATCTGTCTGAGTGTTATCTGTAGGATTGGTACGCACTACATATTGGTAGTTCTTATCTGATGATAAGTGAGTAGGAATATTTACATCTTCAAGACGAACATTCCAGTTATTTAGATTAGCAGCAGCCAACATTTCTGCTGTATTTTTTTCTTCTGTGAATACTGTGCCTAGACCATGCCAAGCAGGTTCACGGAAAGAAGCGAAACTAGCAACACCATTTTGGGTTTCTAATTCATGAGCCATATTTTTTTCCTTTCAATAGATTACAATCTAGTTTAGCATTACGGGGAAATAAAGTCAAATCATCTTAATTAAAATGGGAAAAATCGGACATGTGCTTAATCTCACATGTGATTTATATCACGCCCCCCGACCCATTTGCGGGGGATCTCAAATAAAAATTGAGCAGTTTATTAGGACGTACTCAGGTCCTTTTCGGATAGCCCCCTATCAGAAACTAGTTTTCATATGCATTATCAATATTCCAATCATGAATATCAACATTACCGCCGTAAGAATCAACGCTAATTGTATCTGACAAGAATGATTCTAAATCAAAGTCTTCTGCTTCGTTTAGAGGAATTTCGATTGCACCATTAACATTAATTACTGCAGAGAATTCTACAGTTTTAACTGGGTTGAATTTTAAAATCTCGCAAAGGTCTTCGAGTATTGTTTCTTTTTCTGTATTAGGATTAAACCAATACTCTTCAGACATGTTATCGATAATTTTATTGATTGTAGACTGGAGTTCATTAACTCTGTCCTGAGTGCGACGGTATTGCTCTAGTTCCCACTCAAGGTCATTAACCTTAGTAGTTGGGAATGAGGCTACGCCATCCTTGATAACCTTATAGGTTACTAATTGATTAGCGTTATAGTGTGAGGGGACCTCTATTGTTGTCTCTTCCATTATTCAATGTCCTTTCCCATTGTTTCCATTTCTTTTATTGTTTCTAGCATATCATTTAGTTGGCTTTCAGTCAAGCAGGCATGAGTAACTAGAGTAGCAGTAATCGCTGATAGATGAGCAGAATACATAAACATCATTCTGATAAATTCATCCTCTGAAACTTCATTTCGTGAATGAAAAATATGGGCAGCCATATTCATAGTTTCCTCGTCATGAACGGCTTCCATTGTTGCTTCTTGTATTGCTAATGCGGTTGATATCATTAGGGCTTTCCTTTCTTGTTGGTATAACTAAGCATAGCAAAAAAATGTGGGAAATACAAATCTATTTCTTAATTAATCTCACATAATGAGATGTGATCTTAGTCACACGGGTCGGGGGGTTTTAGAGCAGTTTTACATCATGCTCAGGATGAAGGCTCTCAAGGGACTTTCGCAGAAAGTTCAATCTAATCTAGTTTTAGATCGCAGTCTGCCGTGAACACAGAGAGCAATTCTGTTAGTATGTTTTTACCATAGCAAATCTTGTTTGATTATTTGCCAAGCGCAACATAACACGAGTTACATTTTGACGAACAGGAATAAACTTTTCAATTCTGCCTGTAACGCCTGTCTTAGAAGTAGTGAATAAATCTCCTACTTGATAAGTGTATCCGCCTAATGTCATTTGTTTTACCTTTCTGTTTGTGGTGGTTTGGTGAGCAGTTTTATTTCATGCTCAGGAAAGTGATTTACAAGTATCTAGCGATAGCGTTGTAAGTTGAAGTTGAAACTACTTCCTCATCTGTCATTTTCAGAATACGGATAGCGTTTTCAATTTCCTCTACCATTTCCTTGTATTGCCAATCGTGGAAACTCT